AGAGGTAAGCGCACTTGCCTACCATGATGGTACAAGAGCTATGAGAGAGCTCAATAAGATCGGATTTAAAAACTACAAGTTCTTAGAAAATGATGGTGCACAGTGCCATATATTCTCTGATGAAGAAAATATAGTGGTAGCTTTTAGAGGAACTGAGCCGAGTGAAATGTCTGATGTCAAGGCAGATCTTTTAGCTTTCAAAAGAAAATCTAAGACTGAAGGTAAAGTTCACATGGGTTTCAAGATGGAGCTTAGAAAGCTCTGGTCTGATATCGAAGCATTACTACATAGAAATAAACAGAAACAGTTATGGATTACTGGTCATTCACTAGGTGGAGCTATGGCAACGCTATGCGCATCAAGGTTAGAAGAAAAAAATCCTAAGTTATACACATACGGATCACCGAGAGTTGGAGGAAAAGAATTCTGTCAAGGAATGGACGTGCCTCATTGGAGATTCGTAAATAACAATGACGTCGTCACAAAGGTGCCTTTCTGGTTCATGGGTTATCATCATCATGGAACAGAATGGTATATCAATCATTACGGTAACTTTAGATCAAAAACATTTTGGCAAAGGTTGAAGGATAGTTGGAGAGGAAGATGGAAAGCTCTAACTAAGAGAAAATTATTTGATGGAATGTACGATCATAGTATCACTGAATATTCAGAAAAACTAAAAAAATTAATTTAAATTGTTGTTTACTTTGCCAGTTCTTTAATATATAATAGAACTAGCTAATCATCAATTAAAATCCAAAGAAAGAGAAAAATATGCAAACAAGAAACTTTGTTGACACGCGTTCTTTTCTGTCCGAAACCAAGTTCTACGATGGATACTCCAGATACATAGAAGATCAGAGTAGATATGAGACATGGGATGAGGCAGTTTCACGTGTCATTAATATGCACCGAAATTACTACAACAAAAACGGCGAATTAGAAAAATATTTAGAAGAAGCTCAAACTGCTTACAGTGAGCAGAGAGTCTTAGCAGCTCAAAGGTCTTTACAGTTTGGTGGAGAACAGTTATTAAAACATCAAATGAGAATGTATAACTGTACATCTTCATATGCGGACAGACCATCTTTCTTTGGAGAGTTCTTCTATATTTTATTATGTGGTGCAGGTGCTGGTTTCTCTGTTCAAACTCATCATATCGATAAACTTCCAAACATCAAGTTAAGAAATAAACAGGCAAAAGGATATGTAGTTGAAGATTCAATTGAAGGTTGGTCATCAGCTCTCGACGTTTTATTATCATCTTATTTTGTTGGTGGTGGAAAATATCCAGAGTTTGAAGGAAGAAGAATATTCTTCGACTTATCACAAATACGTCCGGCAGGTTCTCTAATATCTGGTGGATTCAAGGCACCGGGACCAGACGGTTTAAGAAGATGCTTGGACAGAGTGGAATACCTTATTCAAGGAATAGTACTGGCCGCTAATGCAAAAGAAACGCGTCTTAATCCAATACATGTCTATGATATCTGTATGCATGCTTCTGATGCAGTATTATCAGGCGGTGTAAGAAGATCAGCTACAATATGTTTATTTTCACCGGATGATGAACAAATGATGAATGCTAAAACAGGAAATTGGTTTATTGATAATCCTCAAAGAGGAAGATCTAATAATTCAGCAGTTATAGTTAGAGATGAAGTAACTAAAGAACAGTTTAGTAAAATCATGGAATCAGTAAAGCAGTTCGGTGAGCCAGGCTTTTATTTCGTTGATTCAAAAGAACATACAACAAATCCTTGTGTTGAGATTGGCATGTTTCCTCAGAAAGATGGAGAATCAGGGTGGCAAGGATGCAACTTAACTGAGATTAATGGAGGTAAGTGTACTACAGAAGAAAACTTCTATAAGGCATGTAGAGCTGCAGCAATACTCGGTACCTTACAAGCCGGGTACACTGATTTTAAATTTATACAGCCAATATCAAAAGAGATATTTGATAGAGAGGCATTACTAGGAGTATCGATAACTGGGTGGATGAATAATCCTGATATCTTATTTGATGATAAGATCTTGAGAAAAGGAGCTAAAATTGTTAAAGAAGTTAATAAGGAAGTTGCAGCTATCATTGGCATTAATCCAGCAGCCAGAACTACTTGTGTCAAACCTTCGGGTAACGCATCGGTTCTATTGCAGACAGCTTCTGGTATCCATGCTGAACACAGTAAGATGTATATTAGAAATGTTCAGATGACAAAAGAATCAGAAATATCTCAAGCATTATTAAAGAGCAATCCATACATGGTGGAAGATTCGGTCTGGTCTGCAGGTGGCACTGACTATGTTATCAGTTTTCCAATACTGCCAAAGAAAGGTTCTATTTACAAAGATGACTTACTAGGAGTAAAACACTTGGAGTTAGTTAAGAAGGCTCAACAAAACTGGGTAGTAGCAGGAACTAATGAAGACCTATGTGCAGATGAAGGCCTAAGACACAACGTTTCAAATACTATCATTGTCGATGATTGGTCAGAGGTAGAAAATTACGTTTTTAAAAATAGAAATTATTTTGCAGGTATTTCTTTCTTACCGATGACAGGTGACAAGGACTACAACCAAGCTCCTAACACTGCAGTTATAGATGATAAGCAGATGGTTAAAGAATATGGAACAGCTGCAATATTTGCGAGTGGAATGGTAGTAGATGCATTAAAGGCATTTGATAACTTATGGAATGCTTGTTCTACAGCTCAAGGTATGGGAGAAGACTTATCGATTGAGAGTTCAGAAAATGCATTAAAGCGAGACTGGATAAGAAGATTCAAGTCATTCAGTGAAAACTATATGAACGGTGATATTAAGAAAACTGAATACTGTCTAAAAGACGCATACCTTCTTCATAAGTGGCATAAGATACAAAGTAACATCAAAGAAATAGAATGGAATAATGATATAACTGAAAGGAAGTTTATTGATGTGGACACAACCGGTGCAGCTGCCTGTGCTAGTGGTGAATGCGAAATAGATTTCTAAAATGAAGCATAAAGAATATCTGATCGAGTGTCCGAGCTGTGAACAGGATACTCGAATAATATCAATTGAAGAGCCATCATTCTGTCCTATATGCATGCAAAACGCTGCACCTATAGTCGTGTATGAAGAGGAAGATGAAGATGATGATATATAATATATGTGGTATTATAATGGAGAACAGTTCAAACTAGAAAACTATCCTAATGATAGTTTAGTTGGATTCGTCTATGAGATTACTGAAAAAGATACAGGTAAAAAATACATAGGAAAAAAGCTCTTTTGGTCTACTAGGAAGAAGAAAGTCAAAGGTAGGACAAGAAGAGTCGTATCTGAATCAGACTGGAAGGACTACTATGGTTCTAATAAAAAAATCCAAGAATTAGTTGAACAGAAAGGATTTAAGGCTTTTGATAGAGAAATATTGAGGCTTTGTAAATCAAAAGGAGAGTGTTCATATTGGGAAGCTAAATTGCAGTTTGATAATAATGTGCTTCTTTCTGATGAATACTATAATGGAATTATCAACTGTAAAATCAATTCAAGACACTTGAGCAAGGAGAGCATATTATGGCATACCCAAAAAGAGAATTAGAGGTATACGAAATACTAGAAATAGTAAGAAAGAAAAGATCTAAAGAAGAAAAGATAAAAACACTTCAAGAACACGGAGAATCATGGGCACTTAAGGATATACTTAGAGGATCTTATGACACTCATATTACTTGGAACCTTCCTTCAGGAGAACCTCCGTATAGGCCGGCACAAGAACACAACCATCCTACAACTTTAAAGAAAGAAAACAGAAACTTCAGTTATTTCGTAAAAGGTAGGCATGGAGATAAGTTACCGGCATTCAAGAGAGAAAACATCTTCATAGGTATTCTAGAAAGTGTACATCCACTAGATGCTAAGTTAGTTATTAGTATGATTAATAAAGAAAAGATAGAAGGTGTTACAAGAAATGTTGTAGAAGAAGCATTTCCCGGACTTTTAAAAGATTCTAAAAAATAAACTGTTTACATTGCTTTTAAAATGTGGTAGAATAAACTATGACTATTTACAATGATTCTAAAGAGTTAAAGGCTGCAACTGGTGCTGATCTTATGTTGAGGTCCGCTTTTAAATATGAAATAGAAACTATAGAAGCTAAAATGGAAAACAACACATTCTATCATCCTAGTCCAGAAACTATAATTGATTATTTAAAACTTAGAATTAAAGAAATAAGTGAGATGAAAAATGCCAACTTATAATGTTAAAAATACAAAGACAGAAGAAGTTATAGAAGTACACTGTACATATAATGAGTTAGAAGCTATGTGCAATACGGGAGAATGGGAAAAGATGTTATCTACTCCTGCTTTTGTAACCCAAGTAAATGGAACATTATCACGAACATCTAATAATTTTAGAGATAGATTAAAGGAAATCAAAAAAACTAGTGGGGAAGGAAATACTATAAAGGTTTGATTATGGAGTTTATACATGAAAAAATTGATCTTGGCTATGAAACATTGGATAGAGCTGAACATTCAGACGGTAGGCGCTATCTTACTCTTGACGGTGTTGCTTATCCTAGCGTTACAACCGTACTTAGTATCTTAGGCGAAGAAAAGATAGCAGCCTGGAAAGCCAAGGTAGGTGAGGAAAAGGCTGAACAAATAGGAAGAGTTGCTAGAGAACGAGGCACCGCAGTCCATTCGATAGTAGAAAAATACCTAAAGAATGAAGATACAGAAGACTTCCTTCCTCACATTAAACAATCATTAGAAAATCTCAAACCTCTATTTCATAGAGGATTTGGTAATATATACGGCAATGAAGTTCCACTATATAGTGATCACCTAAAACTTGCAGGTACCTGTGATTGTATCGCCGAATGGCATGGAGTTCCATCAGTTATTGATTTTAAAACTTCACGCAGGCCAAAGAAGAAAGCAGATATTCCTAACTACTTCTGTCAGCTAGCTGCATATTCTGTCATGTGGGAAGAGCGTACTGGAATGCCGGTCACGAATCTAATAGTTATTATGGACGTCGATAACTTCCATCCCGTAACATATAAAGAACACAGGGATAACTGGATTCCTATGCTGAAAGATACAATTAAAGAGTACGAACATAGAAAAATGTACAGACCGTAACTGTAACAAAAATATCACAGTAAACATGTTTTTTTCGTTTGAGAGTAAATTTTATATGTACAATGATACCAACTTGTGGTACAATGAATATATAAGGTAATTAATTTTAAGGAGTAGAAAACATGACAAATAAAATTAAATTTTTCGAAGCTAACAACGGTGGAATTGAATTATTCTCAGCACCTGGTGTTAAAATCGGTTTTGCAAAAACTGCTAAAGAAGTTACAAAGCTATTGTCAAAATTCGGTTATGTAGACGGTACAGCAAATTTTGGTTCTTCAATGGACTTTGCTGATGAATATGGTTTTGCAAAGAGAGAAGGAGCTTACGACATGTTAGTTGAAGGTTTCTTAAACTGGAGGTAATATGATAGATCCTAAAATAATTCTTATTGATACAGACGGTGTCCTTCTAAATTGGAGAGATACCTTCGATGCTTGGATGATGAGGCAAGGAATATATGCCAAAGGTGATGTTAGGCAGTATGATCAAACTGTAAGATATGGAATTGATCAAGAAAAGGTTACTCACCTAATTCAAATGTTCAACCAATCTGCAAACATTGGTTACCTTCCTCCACTATATGATTCTTATAAATATGTTCGAAAGCTGTTTGAAGAACATGGTTATAAATTCCTAGTAGTTTCATCTTTATCAAAAGATCCTTATGCTCAAAAATTAAGAACTAAGAATCTTCAAATGATATTCGGTGAAGAAGTGTTTGAAGATTTCATATACTTAGATACTGGAGCTGATAAGACTGAAGTTCTTAAAGAACTTGCTAAAGTATATCCAAGAACGTACTGGATTGAAGATAAAGTAGGAAATGCTAAGATTGGTAATGAACTAGGATTCGATTCAATATTAGTAGCACATCCTCATATTAAAACTGAGGATACAGGATCAATTCCAATTATGAAGAATTGGAAAGAAGTTTACGAATACATAATAGGGGAGACATGGATATGAGATTAAAGCCTTACTTTCATTTTTTTGAAATAAGTTTAAACTTTTTTAAAAACCACCAAACTATCAGTGCAATTGTTTTAGCTTCTATAATGTTCTTCGGAACATTTTTCTTTTTTAGCGCTTCTGCATTTGCTCAATCGGTTTCTGTTACAGGTGATGTACAACATCATTACAAGATTGTAATAGATAGACAACCATACCGCGTTGAGATTTGCCAGAAAGGAAACAGTTCTGGAGCATCGGCAGGTGATTTACTGTCAGGCGCCATCATAGGTGGAGCAATCGGTAATAATATTAAAGGTGAAGAAAACGGTGGAGCTATAGGTGCTCTATTAGGAACACTGTTTGCTAATGAAAAAGCAAAACAAGATAAGTGTTTTGTAGAAACAAGATATAATGAAACTCGTAAAGAGGTATATGATTATAGCACATTTACTTTTAACTACCAGGGAAAAACCTACACTACAAAATTTATAAGATAATGTTTAAGATATTTACTAAAGATAATTGCAGTTGGTGTACGAAAGCAAAAGAAATTTTAAAAGAAAATAATATTGAGTACAAAGAACACAATATTGATGAAGATTATACCAGTAAAATGGTATTAAAGGCTTTAAGGCTAAAGACAGTTCCACAGATATGGAATGATGATTTACACCTTGGAGGTTATCGACAACTTGAAAGCTGGATAGGAGAAAATTATGACAGCAACTACATTGATGAAAATTGATTATATAACCGTATTACAAGAAGAAATCAGAATATTAGAATCTCGATTCCAACCTGAAGATACCGGCCATCTTAGGACAACTGTCAGCGTTCTAAGAGAAAGAGTGGAAGAGCTCAAGGTTGATCTTAGACAGTTAGAAGATATTGCAAATAGAGGAGATTTAGTATGATGTCAGTAGCTACTTACCTAACGTTAAGATCAGAGTACGAGGACATTGTGTATGATTTTAAACTTCCAGAAGATGTTAAGACCGGACTGAAAGAAAGTTTCGAATGGTTTTATAAATACGGGTATAGATCTAACTCTTTACGAAATAACTTTCATAGAGCTAAAGATATTTGTAAAATACTTTTAGGAGAACTTGATGGCAAAGAAACTACAGAAAGGAAGCATGTGGGAACAGGCTGATGCCGATGGAGATGGTGTAGTTACCGACGAAGAAATTGCTATGACAGAGAGAATGATAAGGCTTGAAAATAATGATAAAATGCAAGACCAACAGAGATTGATATGTTGGGTTTCTTCAATATCTTCAATAGCACTAATACTTGTTGCTATGTCACCTATAATACCAGATGCAAGAATAGAAATGGTTACAGCATTATTATCAACATATGTTGTAGCTAACTTAGGTATTGTCGCAACATTCATGGCTACTTCAGCATTTGCAAGGAACAGTGACAACAAAAAATAATTAGTACCTTATTATCAGTGAAATGAAAAATTTATTATTACAATATTATATCCCATACGAATCTTTCGATAAAGATATGGGTGGGATTAAAATGCCGGCATGGGCAGAGGCAGGTTCCAGATCTGCTCAAGCTTACGCAAAATTATGTGGAGCAGACTACCTGCTCTTACATGATAGATATTTTACTCACCTAGATCCAAGATTAGATTCCACCCGAATATATTACGACAAACAATTCGAGAAGTATGATAAGATCCTAACTCTAGATCTTGACATGCTAATATCTACTCGTGAGAACATATTTAAAATACCGATCGGCGATGTAGCTATGGTTCATGAACTCGGAGTACACACTGGTCAACCAGCCGGATGGTTGCGTAGAGTCATGGATGTTCCTCTGGAAAAAAGAGGAGTTAGAGCTTACGGTAAGCATCTTTTCGGTGTAGGATGGGAGTTTCCTAAGTCTAAATTATATCCTAAAGAAAGATTTAGATATATGAATGGTGGATTGCAGCTATGGTCACATGATGGTAGACTTAAAGCACGTAAGCACTTTACATCCATAGATGATTATGTTCTCCATACAAGATATACAGAACAGATGTATATTAACCTACAATTATCTACTGGTTTATTTGATGTTACAGAACTAGATACATACTGGAACAGAATGCCTTACCAATGGACTAACAATAAACCAGACGGAAAGATAAACCATTTCCTAGCAAGATTAAAATTTCAAATGCCTGAATTAGAACATACGGAGTTGAGTATATGGCAACCTATTTAGAAATAGCAGCAGAAAAACCAAGAGGGTTCAACTGGACAGTAATGAATTTAGCAGAACATTCTGGAGTGAACAGAGGAGATGCTACTAACTTACCACTACCATATTCGAATGAAGATTTTAACGGAATATATTCTGAACATTTCATAGAACATTTATACAAATACCAAGCTATCAATTTCTTTAAAGAGTGTTTTAGAGTTTTAAAGCCGGGAGGAGTAATTCGTACAGTTTGGCCTCCCTATGAATTTGTAGAAAGATTGGTAAGTGATGAAGAATTAAATGATCAAGAAAAAGCTTTCGTTGAACATTATTATAATTTCTATATTGTAAGAGAAAAATTTTTACCGCCAAATAATTCACATAGATCTAAGAGAGAACAATGTGCATTAGGTTTATTACATCAAAAAGGTCAGCACTTATATCTTTGGTCCAAGTCTGAAATGAAAGATATGTTAGAGTCTCTAGGATATAGGAATGTTAGAGATCTAGATTATCAGGATAGTGGAATACCTGATTTTAAGAATATCGATACTCCTGGACAAATCCGAGCATTACATTCTGCAGTAGTGGAGGCAAGTAAACCGTGGTCACTATAGTTACTTCTTATTATGATGACATCAAGATATTCAAAGAATATTGGTTACCACTAATCTACAAACATGGACCGATGGAATTTATTGTCGTAGATAATAATTCTCAAAAGTATAAAGTACAAACTGTTAGCCAGGATGCGCCAAATCTAAAACTATTCTATCTAACTACCGGGAAGTATACTTATGATGAAGCTATAGTAAAAGGTGTGGAACAGGCCTCTAACAATATAGTCTTTATAACAGACATTTGGTCTATACCTGCCTATGATACGATGGTCCTGTTAGAAGATGTTAAGCCGGGTGAAATACTGAAGCCTAGGTGGCTAAATAAATATTATGGTAGTGAAAATAAACCTACATCATTCGCAGGTGAAAAAAATAAAATAGTAGATATCTCTGGTTATAATTACGACCGATTAGGAAAATACATACAAAAATTTAATCCTGTTATAAAATCAAGAGGAACACTGTACTATATACAATAAGAGGCTTTTAGGAAAATGAAAAATATAATATTACAGCACTTTACTGGAGAACTCAGAGAATTAGATAAACTGTCAGTAGATAACATAAAAGAATATGCTAAGCGTGTCCAGTCGGACTATAAACTAATACTAGGACAAGTTTTTAGAAAACATCTAACATCTCCATGTCAGAAAGTATTTTTGCTAGATGAATCTTTCGATGAATATGATAACGTATTGATGCTTGACATTGACATGTTTGCGCCTAAGAATATGAATGACAATGTATTTGAAGAAGACGGTATTGGTTTATATGAAGATGTACAGAAAAGATTACACGCAAGGCTAGCATCAGAATACCCTATGATAGCAAGTAAAGATTCTCACTATTGGGGTGGAGCTATATACAAAATGGACTTACCGACAAGACAGAGATTAAGAAAGGAACTAGGTGGTAACGAAGGATGGATGAATAACTATAATGTTCCTTATCATTATGAAGATGAAGGTATATTCCATACATTAGTTTTTAGATCCGGATTTAAGTCTAAGACACCGTACTTACATCGAAGGTGGTGCCAGTGCAGTTTCTTACCTGAACCAGAGAAAGCTGGATTTATACACATAAGAACTAAAGTCACTCCTACAGGCCCTAAAAGAGAAAAAATGCGTAATTATGAAGAATTAGTCCAGGGTGGAATATTATAGAAACTGAAGAAGAAATACAAGCAAAGTGCCCTAGAAAATATCATTACCCAGATGAAAAATGTTTATGGTGTGAAACTTACAAAGAAAGAGCAAGAAATGAAGAATCTAATATATCAGGTGTGGGCAGGGAATCTGACAGAAGAATGTAGAGTAAGTAGCAAGTTGATGAAACGATACGCAGATCGTATTGGAGCTGAATATCTTCTACATATGAATCCTAACATAGCCTCTAAGTTAGTTGACGGTAACGGTCCGTATTGGGAATGGCTCAACCCTATTATCGATGATTCTTTTTTAGAATATGATAATGTACTGGTAGTAGATTTAGATGTATTTCCTGTAGAAGGTTTAGAAGAAAATATTTTTGATCAGGATATAAAAGATGTAGGTGTCTGTACAGAACCAATTCAAGGTAAATTGAGATCCTCTGTTACGATTGCAAATCATATTAATAAGACGAATGATGAGAAATGGGTTAAACACATCAATGCAAATTGGGATGGTAATCCTTTTATATTTCCTAGAGACGGTGATGGACATTTGAAAATATATAATGCCGGCGTGGTATTATTTTCAAATAAAGGTATGAAGAGAGCTAGGACATGGACACCCTTTCAAAATTATATAGATATTATGAAGAAGGCAAACCTAGGAAGATTTTATACGGTAGACCAAAATTACTTTCACGCTATGTTATTCATACACAATATGGATTTCGTAGAGATGGATAACGGATGGAATGAACAGGTACATTTTATTCGTGGTCCGATGTCAATAGCGAATCCAATACATGATCCTAGAAATGAAAATACGAAATTAGTACATGTTCAGCTCAGTGGAATACAATGGAACGAAAAAGATTTATATACTGTAGTTAATGAACCTCAATCAAAGTGGAGTTTTATAAAATGATAAATGCAGAATTAGGTCACGTAAAGACATTAGAAGAATTCTATTCTGAAATACGTAGACAACAAGAAGAAGCACACGGTGATGATTACTGTGAACAGCATGATGCTATAAAGAAATACATGAAATACTGTGATTCATATAAGGAACTCGGTACACATCAAGGTGGTACTGCTGCATGTGCAATGTTATGTAAACCGAAAATAGTAGAATTAGTTGATAAAGATTTAAGTAAATATAATAGATTTTTAAGACCGATAGCAGAAAGATACTGCATTGAAAATAATATTAAGTTATCAGTTAAGTTGGCAGATTCAACTGGATTCGCATCTTTAGGTGAAACTGTAGATATGTTATTAATAGATTCTTATCATCGATGGTTTCACATGGAAAAGGAATTAGAAATGCATCATCACAGCGTAAGAAAATATATGATATTCCATGACACGAATTCTGTCGCTGAATTACAGAGAGGTGTAGAATATTTTTGTCATGATAAGAAATGGGAAATCATAGAAAGAGGTACTACTAACGTAGGTTATACCGTCATCAGAAAGATATAGGTAATAATATGGAAGTTTATAAATTTAAAAGTTACGAAGATTATATTGCAATGCAGAAAAGAGTTAACGCTGAAAAAGTCGGTTGGGTATATGTTAAAAAATCTACTATTAAGCAGATAGCAGAAGACAGTCCTTATGCTGTTAATATTTTATGCCATGGAACTCGTGCAGCAGGAGAACAAAAATACTTTAGAGAATTCCTGCCTCAAAGCTCTCCACTTGGAACTGAGATAGGCGAAAACGCTTTAGATTATCCTATGACTGTGCAACATGATTTTAATAAACCTATAGCAGATTGGGTAGGTAAATTCGACATTGTCTATTCCAATTCTATTGATCATAGTATAGATCCGCATGAAACGATTCGTGTATGGAAAGATCAATTATCAGAAAATGGAAAAATGTACATAGAATACTCAGAGCAGCAAAGTGTACCAAACTATCCACAAGATCCTTTACATGCCAGTGCAGCAGAGATAAAACAATTATTACAAGAACAAGGTTTAGTTATAGTAGGTGAGATTACAAAAGATGTTAAGGCTGGAGGTATAGTCTTTATTTGTAAAAAGAAGTGATGATAGCACATGTAATTACAATAATCGATAATCAGAGATCTTTTCTTGGAGCAGCGAATCTTATAAGATCCTCTAAAATTGTAGGTAATATATTTGATATACAGCACTTCAATGCCGTAACACCTCTTACAGTTTCTAGAGTCATGACAAAAGAAAGGGTAGAATGGAACTATCCATGGGAAGGTTCTCTACTGGATATTAAGAGCGGATTGCTGAAATCCGCATATCAGACTAACGATCCTCTTAAGAGGATGTCATGCGCTATGAGTCACTACTATCTTTGGAAAGAGTGTTATCAATCCAAACTACCTTATCTTATTTTAGAACATGATTCTATTTTCATTAAGAGATTAGACTATGATTATATCTTAGATTCTGACTATGATATTGTAGGAATCAATGATCCAAGAAGAGCTACTAGAAGATCCGGTGAATATTACAAATGGATTCAAGAAAGACCAGAAGATGTGCAGCCAATACCTACAGTAGATGATTACAACGTACCTCAAGGATTGGCGGGTAATTCTGCATATATAATAAAACCGGAAGGCGCTAAGAAAATGCTAGATGCCGTTAAAGAATATGGTATGTGGCCAAATGATGCGCTGATGTGCAAACAACTTATTAAGAAAATGGGAGTTACAAAAGAACTGTATACTCGAGTTCAAGGACTACCTTCTTCAACAACATTATAGGTTTACTTTACAATTATTTTGTGATATAATATAAAAATGCTAGCATCATACGTAATTACAATACAATCTAAACAGGAATCTGTAGATATAGCCAATAGATGTATATCTTCTGCAGCGAAGTTCGGTGTTAAGGTAGAACAATTTAAAGCTTATACGCCAGAAGATAATCCGAATAGTATATTAGTTCAAAAGGGAGTCGATACAAGAGGATTCGACGAGGTATATTCAAGAGGACAAAACTGTAGAGCCGCCTTCTTATCACACTTTAGCCTTTGGGAAAGGTGTGTCAGCGATAATCATAAGTACTTAATATTTGAACACGATGCATTAGTAGAAGATAATATACCCACTACGGCTCCTTTCAATAAAGTCATGACAATAGGAAAACCTTCTTACGGTAAATTTAACACGCCGAGTTCTTTTGGAATCAATCCTCTAATACATAAGAGATATTTTGGTGGTGCACACGCCTATATGATAACTCCTTCGGGTGCACGCGACCTCATACGTACAGCAACAGAAGGTAAGGCGAAACCAACAGATGTTTACTTAAATCTAGATTTATTTCCATGGCTACAAGAATATTATCCGTGGCCGGTAAGAGCAGATGATAATTTCTCTACTATACAAAATAAAAATGGTATTATAGCAAAACACAACTATAGTGAAGGATATAAATTGATATGACAGAATGGGGTTTCGATAAATGTTTTATTACTGGGTGTGATGAAAAGAGTGAATGGCAAATCAAATGGTTCATAGAAAATTTTCAAAGACACAACCATAAAAAAATACCAATAGTATTTGCCAATTTTGGCGTATCGAAAGAAATGGATAAGTATATTCGAGGAAGTGGAAAATTTCAAGGTGTTATGGATGTCAGTCATAAGGAAGAGAAAGGATGGTTCTTAAAACCATACAGTATGCTAAATACGCCAGGAAAGAATACTTTTTGGATTGATACTGATTGTGAAGTACTAGATGATATATCAGGTCTGTTCGATAGATTAGTGCTAGAAAAACTATGTATGGCAGAAGATAAACCCTGGACTAAACGTTCAGGAAATCTATGGTATAATTCAGGTGTAGTAGGATTTAAATTTAAACCGTTAGTACTATACAACTGGGTTAAGGCAGTAAAAGAAAATGCTTCTCGTGGAGATCAAGAAACATTACATATTATGTTGAAAGATGATTTAACACGTAGAATCTTCATAGAAGAAATACCAAATGAATATAACTGGCTAAGAGTTCAAGTCACAAATGATAATCAAGATAGCAATAAGAAGAAGATAATGCACTGGACCGGTCAAAAAGGAAAACTAATAATTAAGGAGAAAATAAAAAATGGCGTATCTAATCCACAACTTGCCGTTGGTTAATGTCTATGTCAGAAAAGAATATCTTTATGATTTACAGAAAGGTCACGGTGAATATACTCCAGGGATATGGGTTAGTGTTAAATCTGTACAATATAAAGCTCTATACTTTGAAACTTTATTAACTGAGTACGGTGCGCTGTTTGATAAACTCCCGTTGTCAGCATTTGTCTGGAAAACAGAAGGTCATGGCGACTTGCCTCTAGATACCCTTCAACTATGGGATTGCTTTGATTATAATTTAACCGTGATAGAAAAACCGATGTTAGGTCCGTGTGAATTCTTCGGAAAAGATAGAAAGATGCATAAGGGTGAATACTTATTCACCATAGATAACTGTCATTCTGAAAGCTCTACATTAGACACTAACTATTCAGAACATGACCCTGAACATAAATCATTTAATATATTACAACTAGATAATGGTCAGTTTGCTGCCCAACCTAACAATAGAATAATATTTAGAGACTCGAGCTTAACGCCGAGTGACTTGAAAATGCCGGATTTCAAAGTATGTACTCAGAACTATAGAGTTGAGACTGAACCTAAGTGGAGCGTAGGACATACAGACGAATGGCAGTATAAGACTAAAGAAGAGGAGAATGAAATTGACAGAACAAATTAAAGATTGGCCACCTATATACCAAATCGAAAAACATTTCGGACCTTCGATCTGTCATATACAATTGCCAGAGAGAGCAGTTAAAAACCTTACGAAAATGACAGATGATCTACTTAAAAACCCAAATACAGCAGATCATGGAAAACATCTAGTCAGCCTCATTCATAATGAAAAATATATATATCAGCAAGATTTTATTGATGCTGGAGTTAATGATTTGTTAGAAAGTTGCGTCAGAACTTTCGTTGAACAACATGCAAAAAGATCTGGTATGTCAGAAGATTTTAAGATTGATACAAGGATTAATGCTGCATGGATCGTATCTCAAAAAGAAAATGAATATAACCCTATACACGCACATTCTCGTAGTGAGATAAGTGGAGTTATATACATCAAAACTCCAGATGTAAAAGGCAGAAGAAAGATAAAATCAAAAGAAGGCCATAGGGAAAATGATGGAGATATTCTATTTCCCTATTCCTCAACAGACAGAGAGGAAGATATACTATCAAATGGCGTAGTACAGATAAAACCTGAAAAAGGCCTGATGTTATTATTTCCATCATGGTTGTTACATACGGTCTATCCTTTTGTAGGTAAGGGAGAAAGAAGAAGTATTTCTTTCAATGCAAATTATGTAATTTATACATCTGATCATCGGTGGGTTGGTGGTAGCAGTGAAGGATTAAATAGTAAATTTCAGTACTGGGATAAAACGAAGAATGGGTAGAACTATACACGTAATTGGAAACGGTGATATGGCACCGCTTTATCATTTGAAAAAAAGAGAAGGCATGAAAGTAACTTGTAATCTTCCACCTTTTCCTGTACCAGATGCCTGGTGTACGTTTATGGTAGATTTTAAAATTATGCATGCAATAACTCAACAACAGTTAGATGTCCCTGGTGAATGGATAATTGGTATGAGACCAAAAATATGGATGGATAAAAATCCTACATTCTATATTAAAAGAGCGCATCAAATAAAAGAAATATATACGGAACTACCAAAGTATGCAGCAAATTATACAGATTTTAACTGTGGTCATATGGCAGTATATTACTGCTTGAGAAAATTAAATGCATCTGATGTACATCTCTATGGATTCGATTCAGTATTTGATTTTAATTTACGCAGTTGTTCTGACCTATACCTATCTTCTTCAAGAGATCCGATACATTCGAATAAGTTAAAAGATAATTGGAGACCTTTGTGGTACGAAATGTTTAAAGAATATAGAGATGTAAATTTCACATTTTATCATAACCATTCAAATATTAAAATGAAACCTCTTCCTAATGTTAAAATCGAAGTTGGAGATCCTAAGAAAGTTAAAATGGATTAAGGGGTTTACATTGCTTTAAATCTGTGGTATAATGAATTATGTTATATGTATCTGCACATGGATCTAATAAAGTAAGAAGAAGGTTTACTGAAGCTATCACCTGGTGGTTTATAGATAAACAGCTTCCTAGGTATAGAAATCTTAATATATCGATTGATATTTCTAAGGTGGATGATGCACAGGGAACCTGCATATATGATGGTGAAGTATTTCATATTGAGGTAGACAGATCGTTAAAAGGTAAAGACTTTATCGAGTGCTTACTTCATGAACTGGTTCACGTAGAACAACATCTTAAAAATCTCTATGAAATTAATGAAGAACATCAGCATATACCTTACACTGACAGAGCTTTCGAGCAAGATGCATATACGAGATCTGAATTACTATGTGAAGAATATATAAATAAGGAATGGACGGACTATGCAAGAAGATCAACAAAGATACGGGACTTGGTTGCGTGACCAACTAAGAAAATCTTCTACAATGGAAGATCATGAAATAATTACAAGCACTCGAGATCCGGATGATTGGAATAATCATGAAAATTCTTTTGAAGAAACTTTACGACGTGAAATGCTAAAGTATAAACAACTATATCATATGATACAAGAGGATATGACTCAACTATCAGAAGCGCATAATAAATCCTTAGAAAGAATCAAAGAATTACTAGATATAAATGAAACATTAAGAGCCAGACTGGATAAAGATGATAAGCTTATTAGGTCTTTTCAAGATTCATCAATCGTTGATATGTCAAAGATGTCAATAAAGGAGTAAAACGAATGAACTATATGTTAAATATGTGGGATGTAGTAATGAACAACAAACATAATCCACTATCACAGATACCAGATTTTGAAACACGTCACATGGTATTTCAATTACTCGCCTGGATGTGGTGTATTATATTCTCTATGTACTTCGGTTCAATGTATATATTTGGAACTACTGCAATACTTCATACTCTGATCATTGCTGGTATAGCTATGACATTTGCTATATTTAGAACTGCAGAAAAGAATCCACAGTTCTTCATGAAGAAAGACGGTTATCACAGTTTCTCTCGTGCAAGACAGCACATGTGGATTAACGGTAAGAAAGTTCAATTAGATCCTAGTGATCCCGGCGGTGAACACGAGTAATGGAGAAGATAACTAAAGAAAATACTCCTAACAAATACGTAAGGTGGTTATGTTATGTACTACTGTTTAAATACGTATGGGACATACAGACTTTATTTGAAAAGTATTTACCTATGGAAAAGATCTATAGGTTTATTGGTTTCTATATATTTTGGTTAGTGTGGTTTATTTTGTTTTTAGTTATTCTCTACAACATAGTAGGAGCAGACAACTTTGGTGCAATATTGGATGAAATGGCATGATACAGATAACTGAATCAGCACAGCAGTACTTAACCGATGTTCTTAATGATAAGAATAATGATGACTATGTCACTCTAGGCGTTAAAGGTGGAGGTTGTTCTGGTTTCCAATACATCTGGGATTTTAAAAAGAATTGGCCAAATGTAAACTGGAGTGATCCTATTGAAGGAGTCCTCGTCCTTGATCCTATGGCTGAAATGTATGTCGCTGGTTGTACTGTCGACTACGTTAAAGAACTTGGTGGATCATACCTTAAGGTAGTCAATCCAAATGCATCTGCTTCCTGTGGATGTGGCGAGTCTTTCGCAGTGTGATATAATTGTCACAGCAGCTAACTTTTTTTCTCTCAAATGAATTTTTTTATGTACATTACTTTTAAAGTGTGATACACTGAATATATAAGTAATTAATTTTTTAGGAGTAGAAAATGGAAAAACAAATGGACTTATTCGAAGTAAACTGGGGCGTTAGAGCTGATCTTAAAGATGTTCAGGAAAAACTATGGGATCTTATACCTACTTCTGGTAGCTGTGAATCTCCACGTTCAAAGAACAAGCATCTTGACAAATTCAGAAGAGCTGCTAACCTAGCATATGATCTATTCAATAACGGTCTTATGAATCGTAGAGGTGATTTCAAAAAATTCTTCGGCTTTGTTCCAATACCTACAAGGGAGCCATACCCAGGATATATGAACCGCGAAAAGTGGGAAGAAGTAGAACTTCGTATGGAAAAGGTAATAACACCATTAATATTAGCAGCAGCTAAAGAACAGGGAGTAAAATAATGAGTAGACCAGCAACACTAGGCGAGATGGCTCAAGCTTATTCAGATATTCATAAAGATTTCTACGGTGTACGTCCTAGTTACGATACATCTGATTGGTCCATCGAAGATTATGGTATGGAAATTGAAGGACTACAAGAATCCATCAGAAATGAGTTTCGTAGAGAACAAGAAGCTGCAAGGAGAGTTGAAGAAGAATATAATAGGTTAGCTCAAAAGCTTAACATCAAACGTTCAACACTTAAGAGGTGGCTAGATGATGCCGATAAAAATATGCCACTAAGCGGATCTAATTTCTACTAATGTTCAGTACTTCAGTAAAAAGAAAGAAGGATAAGACACATTCTACCAGTAGAGGTGTTGAGAAAGCTGATAAGAAAATCGGTAAAGCAAAAGACAGAAGGTTCAACAAGAGGATGGCTCAAGATGGAAGAACTTAATACTAAAGACCATTATTTTGTTGGAGTTGTATGGCCAGTAATTGGTAGTAAAGGAGACCAGTATTCCGTTGAAATGACCAATGATGGTTTCGAATGTGATTGTCCAGCATATAAAAAATGTAAGCATATTAAATCAGTTGAGGAGAAAATATTATGTCAAGATGGAACGTAATGAAGACTAAGCCTTTGAATGAGAAGAATGTATACTTTACTTATCATGGCTACAGGTTTATATCGGAATGGGATCCAGAAAATGAAGTGTACAATAATGAGATCGTAAGTCCTCAAGGCGTTAATTATATTTCAGGACATAATCTCGACACATATGAATTCAACAGGATAACTTCTGTTGATGTATGTGCTACCACTAAGAACACTTTAAATATAAAAGAGTTTGCAGCAATTATTAATCGATGGGAGGAGTACATTAAAAATGGCTATAAATAACATGGATAAGTTAGAACAAATAGGAAGAAGAATTGATAATGCTAACTCAATGTTAGTTAAATTTGATCATGGTACATGGGGTTACAATCTTTGGGATAAGATTCTAAAAAAACTAACAAGGGACTGGCAAAGAGAAGTTTATGGATTTACTGTGGGTACTTACTATATATCTGGCAGGAACTTTGCAAGATCCAGTGTATTTCAACGATCTTAATACTTGCCTAGAATATTCAGAGAAATTAAAAAAACAAGACTATCATCAAAGAGTTGCAGGTGATAAGATATATTTAAAAGTTTATTGTATTCCAAAGAAAGTAGAACAGAAATGATATATGAAGTAGAAAATTTAAAGTTCAAACCGACTCCTATGACACTATGGGATTGGGGAATATGCATTGGATTCTCATATTTGTTTTTATTTTCAATAATAAATATACAAAACTTCATACTTAGTCCTATATGTTTTGCGGTAGTACTAAGCTTATGGAACAGATTTTGTATTAGGAGAATGTTAGTATGACGAAAGGTAAACCCTATGACTTTTGGAATAAAAATGCGATGACATATGAAGTAGAATCTTTAGAGAAAAAACATGATAAACTACTTAAAGACTATAACAAATTACATGCAGAAAATAAAAGAATGGACGAATTAGAGTGGAAAAATTCTAAACTGCAGAGAGAAGTTTTGGATCTTCAAAGAAAATATGAAGATCTCAAAAAAGAGACTGAACCAGATATACAGAAAGAACTAGATTTCTGGGACAGGCATAATGGTAAACTATTAACGGAGTAAATTATGAAAGTTGGAGAAGCGATAATTGAAGCAGCCAAAAAACAGGCTGAAGGTGAAATGGCTGTTCACAAAGCAAATATTGAAGTATATAAGACTATGCCGGCAGGTATAGGCGAACACTCTGATGTTACTGAAGCAGTTATAGCTGAACTAGATAAGATGGCTGCGGCAAGTGACAGATTGGAAATGATTGAAAAATACTTTACTAAAACAAATCCATATCAACAACCAATAACGGAATAAAAAATGTCAGATGATATATTCGACTTTGGATTTACAGTAGTAGATGAATCAGAACTGGAAGCAGTTAAGAAAACACAAGATACTGCGAATGATGCTGAGCAACTTGCTACTACTACACAAGACAAACTGGATAAATTATATAATGCAATTACACCATTACTTAATAATCTTAAGAAAAATCCAGAGAAAGAATATATCCTCTGGCCAAATCGAGTTGATAAAGTTGAAAAGTTTGAAGACGTGTTAAGAAAAATCTATCAAGCTTGAAGCAATAACCAGATTAAACCGACAACGGCAAGTACAAAAACAATCGATGCAATTATTATACCAATTACATTGAGTACATGAGCCTGCATTTCTTGTTGAGCATATATTTGTTCTTGTCTATCTTTACGTATCTTAGCCTGTAATTTTAATATTTCATTCCATGAATTTGGACCGTACACTAAATTTACATAGCTACGTAATTCGTTTTCCATTTCTTCAGCTTTTTTCTTAGCTGCAAAAGCATTCATAGCATCTTCTTCTATTGAAGATCCTGCAAATAACTTCTTAAATAAAGGTGGATTTTTAGCCATCTTATTGGCTTGATTGACATCTGATACTGCGCCCATCCACCTTCCCATGTCACCGTACATTGATTCGATATCTCTTCCCATATCAAATCCTTTTTTGATAACATTAAAGGCTGTAGTAGCCGCAGCGATCGCTGTAACTGGGTCCATGATCTTCCTATAAAATATTAATAAAATTTAGAATTATAAAAAGATCAATTCATCTCATATGTATTTATATTAGTTAGCCAATGGATTGTCCAAAGCACGCTGAACTAATTTATTAATTCTTTCCTCTAAATCATTTAACTTTCTTTCAGTATCAGAAGATAACGCATTCTTCTGTGATTCTACTGATGTCATTAAAGAATCTCTTTTATTGTCAAATCTTTCTTCTGCATTATCTATCATATCTTTGACTGTCTTTGTAGTCTTTTTTATATCGTTTTCTGTTTCTTTTACCAAATCTTTTGTCTCCTGTTCAACATCATCCATATCGTTTTCAACTTGAGTTAAAAACTTTTCTACTCTAATTAAATCATCTTTCAAATCATTTTTCATATCACGACTATAATCATTAGCTGTTGAGATGTCTTCTTTTAACATTGCTATTTCTTCTTTAAATAATTCTATTTCTTTTTCTACAAAGTCCATGTGAATGTCAACTGTCTCCATGTGTTCATTCATAACTGCAATCCTCTTATCAAACCCTGATAAGTCTGGTGCAACATACTCTTGGATCTGTTCCTTCATATCCATGTAGTCTTTGTAAAATTCAAAGCCGGCCCAAAGACCGCCTCCGATAGTTCCAAGCAGAGGAATGACCAATAATAGTTTACTTCCTCCGACTCTAATACCTCCGTATTCTATTTCTGCCATGTATTCCTCCTTATTGCCATTGCATATCTACCATCTTATTGTGTAGAATTTGATTAGCCAATCCCATTCTTAAACCTCTTTGAGAATCGGCTAGCTGTTTAGTTTTGTAAAAATTTACGTCTGGATAGTATCCACCAGGTAAGGTGGTACCGTAAGTTTTAAATTCTGGATTATAATTTATAAGTGCAAGAACTTGTTGCTGTATTTGTTTCTGTTGTTCTAAGGAAGCAGCATTTCCCATGTCTTCGGCTAAAGACTTTAGTTTATTTGCTACAATCTTCTTTATCTTTTCTCTTTTAGATGTATTACCTTTGTCATTTCCATCTTTTGTGTTTGAAGATTTGTCTTTAGTTCCTGATCCCATATCGACGTCGTCAGTACTATCGGGCTCTTGTACTTCTTTCTCTTCTTGTTCGTCGACTTCGTCAGGAACCTCTGAAACGATATCTTCCGATTCTTCGGGCTCATCTTCGGAAATTGTGTCGCCGTCTTGATTCTCTTCCTTTTGATCTTCTTGAATATCATCTATTTCAATTTCTATTTCTGCTTCTATTTCTTCAATTATATTTATTTCAATTTCTTGTTCGATTGGTTCTATGACTTCAACTATTTCTATTTCCGATATAATCTCTATGACCGGTTCTACCGGTACTAGAATTACAGGAGTAGCTAAAGCTATTATAGTAGGAGAATCTATAGGTTCAATTGGTGATTGTATTTCTTCTTCTGGTTCAATATAACCAGGGCAGTCAATATCATATTGTGGATCTAAAGAACACTGATTATTAAAATATGCGAAATCATAACCGGGACATGTTTCATCATATAGTGTATTTAAAGAACACTGTAAGTTTAAGTAAGCTTCATCATAACCTTGACATTCAGTACTATAAAAAACATCTAAAGAGCATTGCTGTAGTAAATATGCTGTTTCATAACCGGTACATAAAGGACTGTATAAAACATCAATTTCACATTGCTGGTTAAGATACGCTGTGGCATAACCATCACATTCGGAGTTATAGAGAGGATCAATTGAACATTGCTGGTTAAAGTAAGCCACAGCGTAACCGGTGCACCCCTGATTGTACAGAGGATCTAGGCTACACTGTTGATTAAAGTATGCAGTTTCATAGCCTGGGCATTGAGAATCAAACAAAGGATTTGCCTGACATTGTTGATTATATAGTTGTAGTGCATATGCTTCTGCATAACCAGGACATGAAGCATCATAAAGAGAATTACTTAAACAAGGATTAGGTCTGTATGTAAACCTGGCACCACCATCTTTAATTACTGGGCCATAATATCCGGACCAATAACCTCCATCTTTTCCTTCAACCTGCACATGAAAAGTGGATAGTTGATTCAGACCGTATATTGTACCTGACATATTGTTATGATTGAAAAGTGTTATCGAATCTTCTTCAACCTGCCAATAGGCACCACCTTCTTTTACTTCATTTGTACTATGTGAATTAGATTGAGACCAATGGTACCATGTATCATAGTCATATATTTTTTCTTGTATAACATTACCGTTTGAATCTTTAACTTGTACAGTAACAATTAGCGTGTCAAATTGATCTGCGTATTGTCCTGTAGGTTTAAAGTTATCATCTAACCTATCATCTATATTTGACGCGCACCATTCAGTTGATCCATCATCTTTTGTTATATTATAACAACCGTTAATCCATTTCCAAGTGTATTCAACTGCATCAACTGATATGTCAGTTCCAGCATTTGACAATGCTTGATTAATTGCAAAACTAATTGCAAATATGTCATGGCATCCACCGAATGCTATAGCTGTCGTTGAAGATCCTCCCCATGAATTTGACAAATGAGCAGGGACTGTTCCTGTTGGACAGTTTCCTGTCGTTTGAACTGCATCATTTGGATTTGCGTAATCCCATTCAGTAGTGGTTTGTGAAATACTATAGTATGAGTAAAAGTAAACCAGCAAGGCCAATACCGGCAACAGTGCCTTTGACAACTTGATCACCTAATGAATCCTCTTCTTTTTTAGATTTTGGTTGTAGCTCAGGATTTTTATCCCATGCATCAGATGCATCTTTTCCTATCTTACCTAGGAATGGACAAGGAGTTCCTGCCATTTTCATAGCGTCAAAAACTCTTTTATCCTGACACATAATGCTTACTGCAGCAACCTTCATTCCCATATCATAGATTGTTTTAGATAACTTTAATCTTTCGCAGTTTTCATCAGTGACTGTCGTTCCTCCTGATATACCAAGTATTTGTGTTTGAACGGCTCCGGCTACACCAACAGTACAAAGGTCTGAATTTGACGCGTTGATTGAAGGTGTTATAGCAGAAGGCGGAGGAGATTTAACCTGAGTCTCTCCTTTAGTTGTAGTGGTTACAGTGCTGGTACTTGTTGACTGCGTGACAATGGGATCTGCGAATGAGATACTCATCATTAACGCATATACCAGCACTGCCATAATTATTCTGAACATTCTTACTCCCTAATTGATCCTTTGTAATTATTTATCGAAAAAAACCTAATTGTCAATAATTTGACAGTAATATAATTTGACAGAGTAAATAGTCAATAAATTGACACTGTGACAAAAATATCACAGTACTCTAAAAAAATACTTTTCATAGTAATTTTTATGTTTACATTGCTGAAAAAATGTGATACAGTAATTATATAAGGTAATTTTAACAAGGAGTAGAAAACATGAAAATTAATCTTAGAAAAGAAATCGCGGAACTTAAAGATCTTCTACAAACTATAGTCGATCTTCAAGATAGTGATAAACATTCAGGTCTTGTAGCAATTCAAACTCTTAAGGCTCTTCATAAAGCGGAGATCCTAGACATTCAACTTAGGTATCCTTCTGCCGCTGCAAGAGATATCGTTGAAACTGATATTGATTTAGCTCAAGATCTTAGCGATGCTTTAGGATATTGCTTAAAAAATGAAAACCCATTAAACAAGGAGGTAGCTTAATGATTTCAGTAAAAGGTAGTTTAAAAGCAAACCAAGTAAAAGGTTTATTCGTAAAAGATAAAAATGGTTTTATGGTACATAAGTTTTCTAACTATAACTTAAATGATCAAATTACAATGAATGGTCGTTGGTACGATATATGTGATATCGATGATGAAGCAATCTGGATTGCTGATCAAGATGGAGAGGTATACGAATTCACTCCAGGCACTGAAGATAACCATGTACGTGGGAGGCCATAATGGGATTAACTATATTTCATCATGATGTTATATTTTATGATAAGTGGATGGATAAAGTTGCAGAATTTGTAAAAGATTCAGAATGCTTCGAAGAATTTATTTCCAAATCAATTGAGGCTAAGAATAAAATATTTAGAGCCTTAAGTGATGAAGACGCAAAGAGCGAAGCTTTGTCTCTCTGGAATGAATACTGGTCAGATTATTATTAAAAAAATGAAATTAACTGTTTACATTACTATGAAAGTGTGATAGAATAGAATTATGAGTATGCATTTATTAGGTCCTTGGGTGACCAGCACAGTTTATAAAAGAAAACGTAGGAATAAAAAAGTTTCTGTTAAGGAGCAACAGTTAAGGCTTGCACACCAAAAGTATATCAAAAAGCTAGGGTACAAGCCTACGGGACAATCCTATCGTCATGAGTTTCCCGACTATGGTGAAACTGATCATTCTACTCCTACCTCTGATAGGATTGTCCCATTCCATGGAAAGAAAGAACGCCAAGTATATACTGGTGATTTGTTAATCGGTATCGGTACACTACATAAATCAAACATGGTACCAGTAAGTAAGAATTCAAATGATGCTAAACATATTGCAAAGATGAGGAGATAGAATATGGCACTTACAGCACTTAAAGGAAAAAAGTCCAACAGGAAAAAAGTAATGAGAGCGAAATCAAGATCGGGTATCGCTCACGTCCCATTACATAGTTTCACCGGAATGTGTGATTACGTACACATGGAGGTTGGCAGAAAAGAAATAATCAACTTCAATAAGAAATATGTCAAAAAGAATTGGGGCAGTAAACTACTTACAGCAGATGACTGGGTATTTTACAAGCCGACAGTAACAATGACTCTACTCTGGAAAGGTACGGGTCAAGAGTTCCCAGCTAGCTGGGATAGTAAGCGAGCTCTCTTAAAATTCAAGAGTGCTTTGGAGAAATATTCGAAAGGTGCGGACCAGGAGGCTCCAGGTATACGCAAAGTCATAAAGACTAAGTCGCCTACGGATATTATCAAGGAGAGAACATCAGACTTTATAGGTGGTGTGGAAGAAAAGCTAGATTATTGGATCGATAATGAAAGTTACTCTGTCTTTGATGAGCTGAAGAAAATCGATGCTCCTTATATCATGGCTAAAAAAGTGAATGATTTTTATTCGCCTCTCCAAACTGAATTGAATGAGCTCGTTAACGATAGAACCTCTGATCTCTTGGAAAATTATTCTCATCTTAGTTCCAAGGATCAGAGGAGATATCTGGAATTCGTAAGTAATATTATTTCAGATACAAACAAATATATGTCTACTAAGAAAGCCGCTAGGGCTGTTAGGAAGCCGAAGGTTAGAACTGCTGACAAACAAGTATCAAAGATGAAGTATCTTAAGGAAAGTAGTGAATTTAAAATAGCATCAATCAATCCTCTGCTAGTTGTTGGTTCACAGAGACTATTTACTTTCAACGTTAAGTATAAGAAACTTACAGAGTTGGTAAGTAATTCCACTAAGGGATTTGAAGTCAGTGGTTCTACCATAAAGAATGTCGACTATGACGAGTCAAGAGAAATAACTCTAAGACATCCGACAAGGCCAGGCGGTTTAATGTTGGAAGTACTCAGTAAAACCAAGAAGCAGATCGATGCGTACTGGAATCAACAGTCTACTAAAACTCAGAAAACCAATGGTAGAATAAATGATAATACAATACTACTAAGGGTTATGGATAAATGAGTAGGTATAACAACGATGACATTATGAGAAAGCTCGAAGAAGTTGATACCAATATTGAAAACCTATCTAACATGATAAGACACCTTCACTTAAAACACGATACGAAACTCGGCAAGTTAGATAAGCATATAGATTTTATAGAACAAACTTATAATGATCTTAAGAACCCTATTGAAGGTATAAAGAGATGGGTAGGAAAATGATTGAAGAGAAATTTTTAAATAAGAGTAAGTTTACAGAAATTGTCGAAGAAACTGTCATTGAAAAACAATTGTCATATATGGATGCAGTTCTTTACATATGTGAGATGAACTCAATAGATCTTGAAGATGTAAAGAAGTTCATCTCACCGATAATAAAAGGTAAGATAGAAGCTGAGGCAATGGCCTTGAACTTCCTACCTAAACAGAATACCCTATTTTGAATATAAATAGGTTTACATTACAGTCATACTGTGTTAAAATAAAAATAATATTTCAGCAAATACGGAGAATAAAATATGTCTTTTGCACAATTAAAAGAACGTAAAGATCAAATTCAAAATTTGATCAAAGCCGCAGAACAAGCAGGCGGCGGAAACTCAGAGAAAAAATCATACACGGACGAAAGGTTTTGGAAACCTACTGTGGATAAAGCCGGAAACGGTTACGCAGTTATTCGATTTTTGCCCGCACCAAAGAGTGAGGAACTACCTTGGATACGTTACTGGGATCATGGTTTCAAAGGACCAACAGGCCTTTGGTATATTGAAAACTCTTTAACTTCTATTGGTCAAACCGATCCAGTTGGTGAGCTCAACAGTCGTCTTTGGAACTCAGGTATTGAAGCTGACAAAGAGAAGGCGCGTACTCAAAAGCGTAGACTTCACTATGTCACAAATATCTATATAGTATCCGACCCGTCCAACCCCGATAATGAAGGCAAGGTATTTCTATACCAGTTTGGTAAGAAGATCTTCGATAAGATTATGGATATGATGCAACCATCGTTCGCCGATGAGAAAGCAGTTAATCCTTTTGATCTTTGGGAAGGTGCAAACTTCAAGCTTAAGATTAGGAATGTCGAAGGTTATCGCAACTATGATAAGTCTGAGTTTGATTCACAGACTGCGCTTTCAGAAGATGATACAGTTCTTGAAGGTATATACAACAAGCAGGCTTCTTTACAGGAATTTCTTGATCCTAAGAACTTTAAGACCTATGATGAACTTAAGATGAAACTATCAAGAGTCCTAGGTGAAGAGGTAAGCGCTGGTGCTAATACCGTCAAGCAAGATACTCAACTAGGAGAGTCAACACCTCCACCTGAAATCAAGTCAGCTGAACCTGTGACTGCAGAGCAGATGTCGTCTCAAGAAGAAGATGATGACACAATGAGCTACTTTGCTAGGTTAGCCAAAGAAGGTTAATACTAACTGTACTATCCGTACGCTATCTTGGGGTCACCGGTATCATGAGTACCTGTGGCCCCGTTTATTAAGTAGGCATTTTGATCCCCACTATTAATAATTTGAGTATTAGATTGAGGTGGATTAACTACGTCTCTCATACTATCTCTATTTCGCAATAGATCTTCATACGCTAATCTTAAAAATCTCATTGACTCAGTTTCAGGACCATAAGGACCGGGTAATAAATTTTTTCCAAAAGTTTCATTGAAATCTTTATTAGGATCACGATCTTTTAGACCACTAAAAAAAGGTACTAGAATATCCTGTATCTTACCAATTAAGGAATTCTTTCTTATATTTTCCATTACTTCTTCTGAAGTAATAGGAGTTTGTGTGAAGATTGATCTACCTTGTGAACCTAAAACTCTATTTACTCTTTCATCTATACTTCCACCAGAAACACCTAAGGCATCTAATATTTTTTCTATATCATCTTGATATCTATTGTATTCTTCTTGATTTTGTTGTGGATCCATTCTTCCATCTAAAAATGGTTCAAGTTTATTAAGAGCTCTTATTAAATCTTTCCTATCTATAATACCACCAAATTCCCCGGATGGATCCATAACAGGTCCTTTATCCTCACCTCTATATTCAAGAGCTCTTTGGTCTCTATCTTTAATCATCTGTGTAAATGGATTTTTAAATAGTGGAAAAGTTTGAGTAAATATTGATTCCAGTGTTTCTAAACTAAATAGTTGATCTAGATAATTTCCTACCTTCTTCATTACACCATTGAAAGAATCCTTGACGCTCTTTGCCATACCTTCAAAAAATCCAACCAGCTCTCCTATAATACTGATATCACCATCTCTCTTTTCCCAGTCGAAATAACTTGCTAATAAATCATATACCTTATTAACGGTTCCTTGTAAGATAGTACTAAAGAAATTATACAGCGCATCAAATCCTATTTTTAATCCGCTAAGAATGTTACCGTCTTTAAATTCTTTAAACATACCAACTAATCCACCTGATCTGAATCTACCCTGAGGACCTTGTCTACCTCCATATAAAAGATCTTTAATAACATCTAATCCGGATATAAAAACATCAGTAAAGAAATTTCCTATAGGTATAAGATAATTCTCGTATGCATCTGTTAAAGCTGTTTTAATAGTTGGCCACCATTCATCAATCAATTCCCATGTTTTTAGAAATGCACCTTTCAAATATTCTCCAAAAGGTACCAAATATTTGTCATATACCATTTTTATTTTCTTTGCTAGATCCATCATGGTATCTCTGAACTTAGGCCAGTAATCAGAATTGATAAATGCTAAAATTGCTGGTATTGCTGCTATTAGGAGACCTTTCTTTACGAATCCCATAAGAGAACCTAATCCATCTTTTACTCCCTTAGGTAAAAAACCAGAAAATCTACTAGATCCTCCAGGTCTAGATCCTGCTGTTACATCTTCACGTTTCTGTTCTTTTCTTTCTGCTGCTTCAACAGCTGCAGCAGCTTTAATACCTTTAAAGTGTTCTAGTATCTCAGCTAATATCTTTTTATTCGTACGAAGTGTATCATGTGTACCACGAGATATTGCCTCATTTACTTTCCTATCTGACTGCAGTTGTTTCTTGATATCTTCTAAAGTTGCCATTATTTTTAGCCTTTATTTTCTGTTCTCTTTTTTTCTTCTTCTATAAATTGCATTAACAAAGTTACGTATATTTCCCTTTCCCACGGTATCATTCCTTCTAAATCACTAAGAGAATAATTATGATGTTGCATCAGTTGAAAATTAACTCTGTAGTGGCTGTTCAAGTTATCATGAGAAAGGGCTACTAAAAAAAATCCTTAAGACCCTCCACATGTATTGAATTATGTTCTCCGCATTCTTTACATTCATAATTTATATCATGCTTCAATTTTGGAATCTTGTCTATATAATTCCTAATTAATTTAAATTGATCAGATGTTAAAGACCCTACGAAATCATTTAATTCTTTTTCGGAAACATCTTTAACAGAAATACTTTCTTCTTCTGTTATAACGGAATCTATACACTGATTAATTAAAGCAAATGCTTGTTCTGATTCATTTAGTTTTGACATGTCTTTATCCCCGAATAATGACTTATAAGATGGCCATTTCATTTTAATTGATATTGTATCAGTTAATTTAATTAAAGGATCAATATCTGGCATGTCAACTTTTACATCTTCTAAACTAAAAGAAACATCATTCTCTGCTGAACAAGAATTGCATTTAGGTTTGAATTTAATATTTTCTCCAGAAGATTTAGATCTTAATTGCGTAAAGATATATTCAACATCAAATACTGTTAATTCTTCTTTTGATATATCATCTTGAATACATGCATTAACCGTATTCACTAAAGACTTAAACATATGTGATGGATCTTCAGATTCTGAAGCCATCAATAATACCTTCTCTTCTTGTACAAGATAAGGCCTGTAATAAACTTTCTTGTTAATTGATGGTATTGTCAGTGAATACTGTGGGGTATTATTTAATTTAGGTAAAGCAACCATTTTATACTCTTCTCCAATCTCTATATTGCATAACTACTTGAATTTCTAATAGTCCATCTGGCTGGTTATCTAATGCTACACCAGATACACTTTTAGGATAAGCGTCTTCTAGTACTAAACTATAATTCGTCTTATCCGAATAATTTCTATCAAAATCAAAATCCACGTTTACCGTAAAATTTAAAAATTTTGCAAGGAACTTCGAAGCAAATGAAATCCCTCTGTTTCTCAGATCAAAGTCGTATGACATACCTTTTCTGAGATGATGTATGGACATTCTTGAAGAATATTCTTTTTCATATCCTACATAATAACTACTACCTATAACACTCTGATGCCATCTTTCAAAATACTGTTTTACTCCCCAGTCATTCAATAGATGAAAAGTTAGTGTAACATCATCTGTTATAATTTGATTTGCAATTTCTGTTCCTTTAACACTATAAATTCTAGGTACAGTTGCCATAGCTCTTCCAGGCATAGTAGCAGTTTTACAAAGAACATTTAGTTCTTTTGTTTCTGTTATTGTACCAGCTATTCTCGGTAGAACGACTACAAACTGATTCGATAATGCTAACCCATCACTTTTCGTAATTTGTGTTTTTAATTTCTCTATAGAAAAAGCCATTAGATCATACTCCTTGAATCATTGTAGACTGTTCCCTTTCCTGCCTTCTCGAAATCTGCTGTTGGTAAAAACGTAGCAATCTCCCATTCTGGTGCCGGTACAAGTGCAAGTCGACTTCTGATATTTGATGTTAGGTAATGTTTAAAACATGGCTTAAAATATTTTAAATTTGTAGAAGCTTTCAGCATTTTATAGGATAAACTGAATTTAGTGGACTCATCATATTTCTTATTACTAGTGATATCCATCAGCCCATCTAAGAATTTAGCTCTCAGTGCATTAGGTAGGTAGTGTAAGTTGATACCCTTGAATCCACCTTTAGCAGGCTCTACTACGATAGTAAGGGGAAACCTATCATAGTATGGTAGAGTTTCTTTATGCTTAGGATCGTAGAAGTACATGTACATATTTCCGATACCGTGTCTATTACGTAATTGTAGAGGATCTTGTCTCATCAGTTCTAGTCGACTGGTACCACGTAGTTGTCCGGCTTTCTGTTGGAACCACTTTCTAGATTCTTGAGTTCGAGGTGTTATACCTGCTCTGAATGCAGCTAATTCTAATTTTTGAAATAAATTCGCCATGATAGTATTTATATCATTTTTTAGATTTTCTCTTAAACCGAGGTAGCGGCTTTAACTTCTTCAGCCTTCCAGGAGAAGGTTTAGGCAGTATTCCCATTTTCTGCAACGTATTCTCAGTCCATATCTGAAATTCCCAGCCGCGATCCTTTGCATAATTACTCGCTGCTTTCCACTTACACCTATTCTTGACATATTCCAGAGATTCTGATAAGTATCTTTTCGTTCTTCTTTGCCCTGTCGGAGGTACTGTCTGTGATTCAGGTTTGATCTCCACCAATATAGTTCTATTGTTGATTGTAATTTTAAGATCCATGAAGTAACGATGATACTTCTGGTCTACCTCATACAGATATGGTATTACAACTTCTTCAGAACACCATGATTTAACGTTTGGATTCTGGTCACACCACTTAAACGCAGATTTTTCCCACAATGACCTATAGATAACATTAGTGTAATCACCTTTATATTTTTTAGGATTTGATACCTTGTAACGACCTGAATAACTCATATAAATAACTAAGTAAGATTTTATATTAATATCTATATAGAAAGTAATTAAATGCCAGATTATACTTCACTCAATGAAGGTCAAATAAGATCAACCTATAATAATAATAGAGCTATTAATGAAAGAGAAGAAATAGAGGCTAAGGCTGATCTTGATTATTTTAATAGAAGAATCAATGATCCTATCAAAAAAGAAATAGATCAAGTCAATAATACATTTTCCCCAAGATCTAGATTAAAGTACCCTTTAGAAAAACAAGATCTATATCAAGGTCAAATATTATTTACACCTATAATTACTACTCCACCGAGAATACAAGGAGGAGGATTTAGCAAAAAATTAAAAGATCATATTATGAGGCCTCAAGAAGTAAATGAATTTCTTGGTGGAGAACCTACCGGTGGTGATGGCCAAACAGTTGAAGAAATTAAGAATCAATCTCAGAGTGGAGAATTTGTAGATAATACTTCACTTAATGAAGGTCAAAATGTAGGTATAACCGAAGCTGAACGTACTGCCACTGAAAATTTTAGTTCCCAAGGGGATGATCTTACAGGTACAGATTTTCTTTCTAAATCACAAACAACCTTTGGAAATACTTCAGTACAACTATATATTCCAACTGGCGTAACTTTCTCTGATGGAATTAATTATAATGCAGCAAATTTGAATACTTTAGGTACTGTAGGATTAGCAGGTATTGAACAGGGTGGAGGTTTAGTACAATCTTTAAAAGAAGGTGTTACTCGTAGTTTTGCTGGTGTAGGAGATATGTTAAGAGGACAGGTACAAGATCAAGGCTTAGCAAGACTGGCTGCAGTACGTATAGCTAATCAGGTACCAGGATTTTTTGCCGGACAAGAAATACAATCAGCAATAAAGATCGGATTACAAACAAGATTGAACCCAAATCGTAAAAGTTTATTCGAAGATGTAGATCTTAGGCCATTCACATTTACCTTTTCATTTATCGCAACATCACGTAGGGAATCTGCTGAAATAGGGAAAATTATTAAGTTCTTCAGAAAAGAAGCTTATCCAGAAAATATATCACCACCTGATGAAACGGGTGCAGGTGATATCCCCATAGGTTATAAATTTCCAAATAAGTTTGATATTAAGATGCAAGTACGAGATAAGTTTGGTAGGTTTGTTAGGTATGGTTATAAGGTTAAACCATGTTATCTTCGAAGAATTACGACGAACTTCAATCCGGGTAGCTACTCATATCATGATGATGGGACACCATTTCAAATTGATATGACATTAGATTTCATCGAATTTAGTACTTTAAGTAAAGAAGATATAGAGGAGGGATTCTAATATGCCAATCTTAGAAAGTTTAAGTCCTATATTATATCGATTTGGTAATGAAGCAAATCGCGTACCTTTTCAGAATCTGACTTCATATGTAGATTTAATAGATGATATCAAAGATGAAGTAAGTTTGTATGAAACGTATTATGTTCGAGATGGTGATAGACCTGATCAGCTATCTTTAAAATTCTACAATACTACAGATTTCTACTGGACATTCTTCTTAATGAATGATCATGTCAGAGTACAAGGTTGGCCACTATCAAATTATCAACTTGAGAAAAAAGTAAAAGAAGATTTCCCTAATACTGTATTTACTACAAGAAATAATCTAACAGGGATATTTAAAGTTGGAGAAACAGTAACAGGTAATACATCAGGAGCAAGTAGTTCTATTATCAAAAGGCATTTAGATCTTGGACAGATAGTCGTAAAAGGAGATATCAGTTTTAGTGCTGGAGAAACTATGACTAGTAGTGGTGGACAATCAGTAACAAGTACAGGATTTGTACGTGAATTTAATGCCGTACATCATTACGAAGATGCAAATAAGAAATATATTGATATTGATCCTTACAGTTCAATACCTTCTTCCGTAACACCTATAACAAATTTCGAAAGATATATTGCAGATAATATTAAATTAAAACAAATCAAAGTTATTAAACCATCAAAGATTAATCAGATCGCAGATAATTTTAGAAAATTATTAAGTAGTTAAATTATGGCAACACCCGCAAATGCAATATCCCCAGATGCTTATATTCTTTCATCTGTATTACTAGAAGGAGATAGACTTAAAACTGGTGCTAGTGTAGAGCTCAAAGCTATAACTTCTGATATTGAAATATATGAACACATGGAAAAACCATACCTAACTGGTATAATGGTTGTAGTTGATAACCATGGATTATTCGATCAGATAAATTTTATGGGTAACGAGTCAGTTACAATTAGATTTAAAGCACATGATTCTATTACTGATATATCTAAGAAATTCACTATCATACAGATAGATAAGGCAGTTAAACCTACGGATTCCGCAGAGACAATTACATTTACATTACTAGAAGAATCCGCATTAAGATCCGCAACCTTTAACGTGAATAAGTGCTATAAAGGTACACCTCAATCTATTATCAAAAAAATATTAGAAGATACTATTAATAAGAAAGTCATATCATATACACCAGCAGAACAAGAAAATATCAAAGTTATAGTTCCTAATATGGAACCACTTGATGCATGTGATTGGGTTAAAGATCGATCTACATCTGCAGAAGGTATGCCATTTTTCTTATTCTCAACCTTAGTTGGAGATGAACTAAAATTTTTAAATCTCGGAGAGATGTTAGTAGAACCTTCTATTACGAAAATACCTTTTAGATCTTCATTTGCATCTACAGATGATAGGACCAGTGAAAATGTTGTACTAGATGGTTTACGCATACTGAGTCATTCTTATAAGAATACAGATAATTTATATGGACTAATTAAAGCCGGAAGTGTTGGAGCTTTACACACCTTTTATGATCCTGGGTTAAAGAAAGATCAAGATATAGTATTCAATGTTAGTAAAGATGTATTCAAACCTATGGTAGAAAAAAACATTTTAAAGAAAACGCAAAGTGATTATATCTATTCTGAATTGTATCAAGCACAAGATAAACCTATGCATGAAACTCAAATGACAAAAGTATCTTCCATTGGATTTACAGGTTTATATTCTAAACAAAAAGGTTTAGATGAGGAAGTTGATACTGATGGTTATAGAAATAGAGTGATAGGTAAATCTATAAAGAATTTCTTAAAGAAAAATCCTATTACGATCGTAGTACCTTGTCAGAATTTTATATCAGCAAAAGATAGTTTTACTGTAGGAAGAATTATCGACTTGAGATTTTTAAGCAACGACCCTAATAATGCAGAGAAGGGTTCCAATTACTTAGATAAAAAGAAATCTGGTGAATATATAATTTACAGTACGAAACACCTATTACAAAAAGAAAGATATGTAATAGCCATGACGTGTTTAAAACTAGCAAATGCGGATACATTCTAATGAGAGATTTTTACGGAGATCAGGTTAGATATTTCTTTGGCAGTGTTGCAACTCTGCCTAAGGAAGAATTATTAGGACGAGTTAGAGTTCGAATATTCGGAATACATACTGGAAACAAATCTGATATTGATGATCTAGATTTACCTTATGCTCAAGTACTCGAATCTGGATCAAGTGTACCAAATCTAAAACCCGGTGATCAGGTATTTGGTATATTCTTAGATGGTAAAAATTCACAGGTACCATTTATTATAGGATCTTTAAATAAGAGAAATGTTATACCAGAATCTAAGGTTGAAAATATTATCAACGATCCTTCAGAAATACAAGATGATGATACTGTTAAAGCTGACAAAGATAATTATAATTTAGAAGTATCAAAAGTAGCTGCTAAGAAAAATGGTAAAGAAGTAGATTCTAAGTTAAGGGGTAATACAAATTTAGAAAAAGCATTTAATTTCTTCCTAGCACAAAATACTGAAGACGGTTCTTTATTTACACCAGAACAATGTGCAGGTATATGTGGAAATTTCTTTGTAGAATCTGGTGGATCTAAAACTGGTTTAGATAAATTAGCGGCAGGAAAAATTGTTGCTGCAGGTGATATTGATCCTGAAGCAAATAATAAATCGGAAGGTTCCAGAGGTATAGCACAATGGAATAATAATAGATGGGAATCTAGATTATTAAATTTACAAACATTTGCTGGAGAAGAACTCAAGTTAGATTGGGAAACTTCTTTAACAGCACAATTAAATTTCGTTCTATGGGAATTCGGTATAATTGAAAGTGAAGGATCTGGTAGTCTTAAAGGTGCTTTAAAATTATTACAAAAAACAAATACAGTTGAAGAAGCAGCATTACAATTTGAAAGGTACTATGAATTTAGCGATAAGAAATCTCTAAAGGATAGAGTAGATGCTGCAATTGCAATATACAATATTTTTACTTAGGAATATATAATGGCAACTTTAAAAAGAAATATAGCAAATCAAAAATTACTTGGAGCAATTAATTCTTATCCTGATACTGCTGTTTCAAAACAAGCAGTAACTACACAAGAAGAAGTACTTGCATCTAAAAGTTCTAAACATATTCAAATTGGTACTATTGCAGGTGGATTTAAGTCCATCGGACAACCTATCATATCAAATGAAGAATCTACTAAGGATCCGGTCCCAGTTATTATGGAGTCAAAAGTTCCCGGATTAACTGTAACGGAAACTGCTTCCTTATCTTCTGAGGTCTCTACGATGATTGGTGAAACTGTTTCGAATGGTTTCTTACATCGTGTTGTAACACATGGTTCTCCGGAAGGTATTAAATTAGCACTGAAACAATCCTTAGGTGTTATAGATCCGAAGATCGAAACCGCGGTAAGAGATGCAACATTAACGCAATTCCGTAATCGTATCATTAGTATATTACGTTCTGATATATTTAAAGAATTTAATAAAGTAGTTAATGTATTTAAAGAACAGTTTATTGCATTTACTGGCGGGGAATCGGGTGTTAGATTACAGACATTTCTTAAGAAATTTATACCTGGTGCAGGTAATTTACCAAGAGCAAATGAATCTATTACAGAGGATCAGGATTTTAAATCTACGAAGAATGTACTTGCTGTAACTGGTACAGGTGCAACATGGAACTATGGAAGTACTCCTGAAAACTACAAATTTGAAATTGTATCTACTGAAGAAGAATTGGAAATAGAATTAAGAACTGCAAAAAGAGAGTTGACAGAAGTCGTTGTCGGTTGGACTGGTAACTTTATGAATGAAGATATTACAGCGAAAAAAATACATACAGAATATTCACGTAAAGGTCCTAAGACAGGAATACCATATCACTATATTATTAGGAAAGACGGTACACTACAGAGAGGTATACCGCTTGGATCTGAAACAAAATCTAATACTGTAATAGAATCAAATCATAATAAATTTTCTATAGTAATTGGATTCGTAGCAAAATATGATTGTGATGCAGGTACACCAAATAAAGATAAACACATATCACATAGATCTATTACAATAGCACAAATGAAAACATTTGATCAATTCTGTAGCAACTTCTATTCTGCATTTCCGGGTGGACAGGTACTAGGTATGAATGATCTTACAGATTTAGCTAGTAGTCCAGGATTTAATGTTCGAGACTATGTACATAATAGGTTTGGTAAAGGTAGTGTATTCGCCGATCCTAAAAAAGAAAGTTCCTTATCACCTAAAGAATTAGTGCGAAAGAGAGTACAATCATGAGTAAAGATATTGATGAACTATATATTCCGGAAGGAAAACAAAAAGATGGGTTTGAAGATCCAACGGGTTCTTATTTGCATAATTCATTCTATAATAGATCCTCTACAAGTCATGCCGCAAGAGGTATAAAAAGAAATGATCTTTACATAGGTGGTGGACATCCCAAGGTGAATTTAGAATTAAATGAACCATCTCCTTCTGAATATCCGTATAATAAAGTTACAGAAACTCTTTCAGGACATTCCATAGAATACGATGATACTCCGAAATCAGAAAGAATACTAATCAAGCATAGATTAGGTTCTGGTATAGAATTACGTAATGATGGTACAGTTATTATTAGCTCCAAAAAGAATACTATACGATTATCACAGGGTGATGAAAAGGTTATAATAGAAGGTAATGGAGATATTGTTTATAATGGTAATTTAAATTTAACAGTATCTGGTGATATGAACTTAGATGTTGGTGGTAATTTTAATGTGAAGACAGGTGCTGATAAGAAAGAAGATATTCGTGGTAATTATGAAACAAGTGTCAAAGAGAATATACAGAATAAAGTACTCGGTAATATTACAAATACGATTAAAGGTTCGTTGACAAATACAGTACTAACAGATGTCAATAATATTATAAAAGGTTCTGATTATAAGCAGGCAAATAAAGTTGAATCATATAGTGCAACTGATACAACTATTACTTCTGCAACAACCTTTACGACATCATCGGTATCTGCGAATATAGCCGCGAAGAAGATGGCACTACTTGGTGATAGTGGAACGATAGGCGGTGCAAATATTATCTCATACGTAAAAAATATATACGGTACGTCCGGAACATATACAGCAGGAGTAAGTGCTCCAACATTCCATGGAAGCTTAATTGGAGATGTACAAGGTGTTGCTACTGGAGCAATCGATGCGAACCGTTCTGCTATTTCAGGTCCTGGAGGTCAGACTCAGAATATAACAAATACGGCAACTAATACATCCCAAACTATACAACCTACAAATGCTAGAGTCAATGAGCACCTGCATAAATTAAATTTCGGTATTCGAAAAGTACTTACAGATCCGAATAATACGATATTAAATGCTCTAGATAAAACAGCTTTAACAAATAAAACACCAAATAGCCTAACTACAGAAGAAGTACGTTCTAAATTAAGGGAAGATCAGAATTACAATGATACGAATTTTATTGCATCACAAATCGGTGAAGGTAGTTTAAAATCTCATACCTATGTACGTGATCTTCCTGTTAAATTGCGTAATGCAAAAGATATTAAACAATCTACAATTATAGGAAAGAAGATTATAGGTAATGCAGACGGTGCAACTACGAAAAAATTTCAAGCAACTGCATTTACACAGCAATATTACTTACCTGATCCACTCTTCAATCCAGATTTCCAAAGTACTATTTCGTATGAGACAAAATTATGTGGAGGTATTCCAATCAGTAAATTCATAGGTCCGTACGGCGATAAAGCAAAATTCAGTAAATTAACAGCTAAAAAGAAATTGCAAGTTGCAAGAAATCTATACTTACATGCAGAAATATTACGTGAATATAACTTAGATCCTAGATATCGTTTAGTAGTCGCAGAAGGTTTATACACAAAAGAGAACAGTGAAACATTAACTCCTGGAGGTATTAAAGATCTTGCTACACAGGGACGTGCAGTTGTATATGAAGTACGTGATAATAATGGTAATATCAATAACCAATTTACATTTGTACTTGCAACAACTTTAAAAGATTATATTAATTATGATAAGTTAATATTAGATTATGATAGTTTCGATGGTACATTAAATTCTCAGATTATTATACTAACACCAAACGTGAATTCTGATTTTAAGTTATCTTTTAAGAACCAACTCGAAACAAAACTGAATGGAAGAGTACAAGGATCAAATGAGATAGTTCACATGGAAATTTCTTGATGAGATTCGTTATAAATACTAAAATAGAAAAAGAGAAAGAAAATGGTTTCTAGAGCATATTCGATTGAAGATGGTAATTTAAATCAAACTACTATTAGGACGTCTCGTAAAAGAGCTTATTCTGATTTAGATCTAACCTTTGCTCGAAAAGTGGATAACGATGTATTTAAGAAGTTGCATGCCGCGGCAGTCAAACAGGCCGTAAAGAATTTATTACTTACGAATCGTGCTGAAAAACCTTTTAATCCTTTTTTCGGTGGTAATTTAAATGATTTCTTATTTGAACTAAATGATGGATTAGAAGAATCTGACATAGAACAGCAAGTAGTAACGGCAATCTCTAACTATGAACCGAGAGCTCGCGTAATAAACGTCAAGGCTACCGCGAATCCGGATCGTAATGATATTGCAGTTACAGTTGTATTCCAGGTTGTAACGACGAATGAAGAAGTAACACTTACAGTTGACTTAGCGAGGTTAAGATAGATGGCAACTACTATTAATTCAACTGCATTAGATTTTAATGCAATCAAAACGAATTTAAAAACATTCTTTAAATCTAAATCCGAATTTGCAGATTATGATTTTGAAGCTTCGGGTTTATCTAACATACTGGATGTACTTGCATATAATACGCATTATAACGGTCTGGTAGCTAACTTTGCGATCAACGAAACATTCTTAGATACAGCACAGTTACGTTCTTCTATAGTATCACATGCAGAAGCACTCGGATATGAACCAAGGTCTAAGACGTCTTCTTCAGCAACAGTAACACTGACACTGACAGTATCTGATCCCGGAAGGCCTTCTACGATTACATTGCCGGTAGGTACCAGATTTAAAACGGTAGTTGATGGAGTTACATACAGTTTTCAAACGCGTGAAGCTTTTACCGCCGTCGATGATTCCGGAACATACCAATTTAAGACATCTGCAGGTTCTACAACTTTGACGATACATGAAGGAACAGAGAATACTAAGACATTTTTCGTAGGGGAATCAACAGAAAGACAGATATATGTCATACCAGATGAAACGATGGACACGAATACAATTATCGTCAAGGTGTTTACATCTACTACAGGAACGGAATTTGCAAGCTATACTAATTTGAAGAATGCTGTTAATATCACATCTACATCTAAGCACTACGAAATTAAAGAAGTACCTAACGGTTTCTATGAACTGGCTTTCGGTGACGGTAATACGACAGGAGAAGCACCTTCTGCAGGAAATCGTATCGAGGTTAACTATCTTTCTACTAAAGGTGCAGTTGCAAATAATGCATCTTCATTCGAAGCGAACAACCAAGTACAGGTAGGAGGCACGGGATATACATTAGCAGTTGTAACACTTACGAATAGTTCTGGTGGATCCGAAAAAGAAGAACTAGAATCAATACGCAATAATGCAAGAAGAGCATTTTCATCGCAACAGAGATTAGTTACGGCAAATGACTATGAGGCACTCATACTTGCAAACTATGGTTCGAATATTACAGATGTTTCTGCATGGGGTGGAGAACAGAATGTCCCAGTTAAATACGGTGTTGTATATGTTGCATTAAAATTTACAGATGGTTTAAGTGAAACGCAGAAAACTACGATTAAAGATCAGATTACAACGAACCTTGTAGAACCGCTATCAATCGTCACGACTGATGTCATATACGTAGATCCTGAAGATGTCTTCTTAGAACTAGAAGTATTCTATAATTTCGATCCGGATCTAACAAGTCTAACTGCGAATGCTATGTCGAATAGGATTAGTACACAGATTAATACACATGTTACCAACAACCTTAAGAAATTCGATAAGGTATTCCGTAGGTCATTATTAACTGCGGAGATAGATGATCTTGATACTGCAATACTGAATTCAAGGATGAATATATTTGTGCAGAAGAGAATAACACCGTCAACTACTGCATCGAGTTCATATGAACTTGCATATCCAATGGCAATTGCACCGGCAGATGATGTAAATCATACAATTAAGAGCTCACAGTTTACATTTCAGAATAGGAATTGTATTATTAAGAATAAACTGACATCGACTACATTACAGATTGTAGATTTCGCCAGTAACGAAATAATTGTAGATAACATCGGTTCTTATACACCGTTATCCGGTAAATTAAATATCGTAGGATTCTTACCGTCAACTGTACAGAATTCAGGCGTATTAAAAGTATCAGTTAAACCTGCAAATGAAAGTACAATTAGGCCTCTAAGAAATTATATTATAGATAATGATCCAGCTTTACAGGTTATCAATACTGTTGTCGATAACCAAAATACTGAAGTAACCTTAACGACATAATATGGAAAAGACGCTTTTAGATTTTAATAGACGTTCGGTATCAATCCGTAAGGATGATGTCGAAGACGTCCTGCCACAGTACTGGCAATCAGATTATCCTACGTTAGTCAGTTTCCTAGAAAACTACTATAACTTCATGGATAGTTCTGGTGAACAGAATTTCGGACAAGAACTTAAGAACTTATATCGTAACAGAGATATTGAAGCTGCAAGCTTAAAGAATCTAGATCAATTATTATTTGAGATCGGAAATAGAATTACTTCAGGTGACATATTTACGGATCCTCGTAAGGCAGCAAAGAGGTTAGCTAAATTTTATAGAAAGAAAGGTAGTTCAGAATCTATTAAAGAATTTTTTAGACTATTCTTTGGAGAAGAAATAGAACTATCATATCCTAAAAATGATAGATTTGTAGTAGGTGAATCCAATATCGGATATGAATCTCAGAGATTTATTCAAGATAATGCGCTATATCAACTATATTCCATATTAATACAATCACCATTAGCAGCTTCTACCTGGTCAGAGATATATCGTAATTTTGTACATCCGGCCGGCTGGTATTTCCAAGGGCAACTAGAAGCAGTTGGACTAGCTGATGTTATGGAAGATTCAATGCCGCTATCTATTCCTGATACAGATGTAGATCCGGATATTATTGGTACTGCACAGATGTCATTGTTAGGGTCTCCGACAATTATGACATCTCTATTTGACTCCGGCGGAAATACGATAAGAAGTTACTTAGACAATAAAGGCAAATTGATAGCTTATAGTACATTATCAATAGATAGTGCACAGAAACTTGGATATGATAAACTTTCTACGATTATAGAACCTACATCACCGACATTCGATATTGATAGCGATGCTTCGAATATTTTCGGTGGTATAGATTTCTCAAATACATTTGAAACATTGGATCAAAACATTTTCAAATATGATAGTGTTTGATTATAAATAGAGTATAACGATTTATAGTAGGTATAATTAAATGGCAAAGCAAACAATTAATTTAGGAACTAGTGCGAATGATGGTACAGGAGATACCTTAAGACAGGGCGGTGATAAGGTCAATGATAATTTTACAGAAATATATACTCATTTTGGAGATGGAACATCATTATCATCACAGATTTCTATAGAAGATTCAGCAATTGTCTTTGAAGGTAATTCAACAGATGGGAATGAAACATTTCTCAGAGCAACTGATCCAACAGCAGATCGTATTATAGTTCTTCCAAATGCAAGTGGTACACTTCTCTTAGATTCTGATACGCAAACTATAACGAATAAAACTCTAACATCTCCTAAAATCGGTACAGCCATTAATGATACTAACGGAAATGAACTAATTAAACTTACAGCTACTGGTTCTGCAGTTAATGAAATCACATTGGCAAATGGAGCAAGTACGGACGGTCCTTCAATATCTGCAACAGGTAGTGCAACCAACTTAAATTTTAATATCAGTGCTAAGAATAATGGTTCGGTTGAAGTAACTAAGTTAGCAATTAATCATAATACAATGACTGCGAACGGTGATGCAGATTCAGATGCAGGTTATATTATTGGTAATAAGGGTTCAGCATTAGCAGTAAGGCTCGGACCGGGTACAACAATTGGAGAACAAAAGATATTTACAAATAATGGTGCAGGAGCTATGACAGTAACTCCTAGAAATGCAGCTAATAATGCTAGTACATTTGCACGAGGTACCTCATTTACACTGGCCCAGTATAGAGGGTGTACATGTATATGGGATGGTAATAACTGGTACTTATTAGATTCTGCAACAATAGCTTAACGGGATAATAAAATGACAGCTACAATTTCAAATGTATTTAAAAAGAAAATTCTATTAGATTTAGATTCAGATCTGAACAAAACTGCAAATAGTTATTATATTGGTATTGGTAGATCTGTTCAATGGAATGCTACAGATGATAAACCTCCAGCAGGTAACACAACTTTTCAAATGAGAGAAGCAGCTTACGGTTTACAATCTGTTAAATCAGCAGAAGATAGAACATTTACAGTATCAAGAAATAACTGGACATCAGGTGCAATATACGATGCATACAATGATAACTTAACAGGATCCGGTACAAATCCCTACTATGTCATAACAGATACGAATAAAGTTTATATCTGTCTAGAAGCATCTAAGCAAACAGATGGTACAAGAAATACCTCAACAGTCGAACCAACATCAGTTGTTACAGATAGAGCATTTAAGACATCTGATGGCTATGTTTGGAGATACTTATTTCAACTTACGACACTAAATGCTAATAAATTCCTATCAGCCAATTTCTTACCGGTCAATTTCCAAGAGGATTCTCTAGGTGGAGGTGATGCTACGTTAGTCCAGCAATACAACATACAACAGAATGCTGTTGCCGGGCAGATAGTCGGCATTGAAGTACTAAATGGCGGAACAGGTTTTACAAGTTCTCCAACTATTACAATTAACGGGGATGGTGTAGCAGCAACTGCAACTGCATCAGTAAGCGGTGGAACTGTTACGAAGATAGAACTAGATTCTGCAGCTGATAGTTGTAGAGCATTCGGTAGGGGTTATAATCAGGCTAGCGTAGCAATCAGTGGTGGTGGAGGTTCAGGTGCTGTTGCAAGACCTATCATGTCATCAGCTGGTATTGGCGCAGATGCAAGAGACGATTTAAAATCTACGGCAATGATGTTCAACACGAAACCTGCAGGAACAGAAACAGTCGGTATCAAACCAAAGTTTAATGTAGATCAAGATTTTAGACAAGTTATGCTGATACGAAACCCACTGAAAGATGACGGAAGTACGTTATTCACGGATGCAGTCGGAAGAGGTGGGTACAATCTAAGATTGACATCTTCTATAGCATTCCCGGTCGATACATTAATAACTGGTGGAACATCAGGAGCTAAGGGTTACGTAGATCAAGTTGATAGTTCAGTCCTTCATATACACCAGAGTGATTCTACAGGATATATACCTTTCCAAGCTAGTGAAACGATATCTGGAGCAAGTTTATCTGCTACGATTAAAGGAGCGAGTGAGGTAATGGGAGCAGGCGGACCTGGAGGAATGGGTACCAGCGATTTAAAAGTTAATTCTGGAGATATATATTATTTAGAGAACAGAGCAGCAGTTGTTAGATCTTCAGCACAAACAGAAGACATAAAAGTAGTTATTCAAATTTAAAGGTTATGAAATGGCAAGTAATTTAACAAGTACCATATTTAGTAGTACCTATAAGGACGATTATAAGGACAGCAATAATTTTCATAGAATATTATTCAATAGTTCTAGAACCTTACAGGCACGTGAATTAACACAATCCCAAACTATCATACAAAAAGAAATAGAGAGATTTGGTAATAACATATTCAAAGAAGGTGCGATGGTTAATCCGGGTGGAGTAACCGTTAACAACCAATTAGAATATATTAAATTAGCTGCTAATACTACTGTAGATAAAGATGCTATAATCGGGACAGAATTTACTGGTTCTAGTTCAGGTGTCAAGGCGAAGGTTATAGATGCACTCGTTGATAGTGGTAGTCTAAAACCTGCAACACTATATGTAACTTATACAGATACTACTAGTGGTACTGCTGGAACTAGTCCAATTAAAATGTCTGCTAATGAATCTATTACAAATGGTTCAGTAACATTTACAACACAAACTACTAATACAGTTGATGATCCAGTTACCGGTACAGGTACAAGAGCTTCTATAGCAAAAGGTGATTTCTATGTAAAAGGTCATTTTGTAAATGCTCAACCTCAATCGAAAATTATATCAAGGTATACTACTAATCCAAATAAAAACCTAGGTTTCTCTGTTACAGAATCGATCGTAACATCTACAGATGATGAAACACTATTCGATAATCAAGGAGCTACACCAAATCGTTCTGCACCAGGTGCTGATAGATTTAAAATAAAGCTAGATATTGCTACTAAAGATGAACTTGATTCAGATACAACATTCTGTCATGTAGCAAATGTTGTTAACGGTGTTATTACAAGTCAGCCTACAGGAACAAATGATTATAACAGATTAAATGATTTACTAGCAACAAGAACGAAAGAAGAATCAGGCAATTATATTGCAAAACAATTCGTTGCTAAGTTCGATGAAAAAGATGATTCATCACTAACACTAAACTTAAGTGATGGTGTTGCTTATATCAATGGATATAGATCAGCACCAGATACGAGCTTACCAATAGAAGTACCAAGAGCTCAGGTATCTACAACGTTGAATAACCAGGCCATAGGTGCTAACTACGGTAATTATGTATTCGTACAAGATAGTGGAACAGATGGTATATCTCTTGCCGTTAACAGATCAAATAAAGGTATACCGACATTCATGGTTGATAGTTGTACGATATACGATAATGCTGCTACTAGTGGATCGGCAATCGGTAAAGTTAGGTTAAGAGCAGTAGAAAAAGGTGGTAATTCAAACCAAGGTGGTGCATTAGCAGGAACATACAAATACTACTTACAGAACTTAGAAATGTATCCTGGCAAGAATTTTAGAAATGCAAAGAGTATTGGATCTTCAGCAACTTCATTTTTTAATCCCCTACAAGAAAATGGAAAAACAATATTAAGAGAACCAGAAAATCACGACCTATTCTTTACTCTACAACATGATAGGCCGAAGGCATACAGTGATTTTAATCTAACAGTACAGAGAAGAATAACTGCAACAACGAATTCAGCAGGAGAAGCTACGTTCGGTACACTTTCGAATGAAACTTATGCAAATACTTCTGACTGGGTATTCTCTCATGTTGACAGTGCAATGTTCGTCCCGAGCACAGTTACAGGATCAGGTACAACATCTGCTGCAATAACGGGAGGACCTTCCAGTAAAAGTATCGTAGCTCTAGCTTACATCAATAAAGCAGTAGCAGCAACTGCAGTACAACGAACAAAGACGTTGAATACTGTTACTAAGACATATGGACCGACTACAGAGAACGGTGTAACATTCTACAACTTAGCTAAACCTGATATTTACGAAGTTACAGAAATTAAAGATACAAATTCAGGTGGACAGGATATTTCAAGTAAGTTTATATTAGATGATGGTCAAAGAGATAACCACTATGGATTAGGTAGGTTAATATTAAAACCAGGACAGACACAGTCAAATGCAGTATATGTTAATTTCAAGCACTTCAGTGCAGGATCTGGACAGTTCTTCACATCACAATCTTATCCGGCAGCAGTACCTTATAAGAATATACCGAATTATATAGCATCTAATAACAGAGAAATAGAATTACGTAATGTTATGGATTTTAGACATGTAGTTGATTCAGATGGTAAATTTGGAACTGCTGGATTCAATGCATTAGTACATGAACTTCCAAAGAATACAGATATTATATCAGCCGATGTAGAATACTATCTTCCACGTAGGGATAAAATTGTAGCTACTGAAGAAGGAGATATCAGATACATATATGGAGCAAGTGCATTCGATCTTAAAGATGTAGATGCACCAGATGGTACATTACCACTATATAATGTTTCTTTAAATGCTTTTACAGTTAATGATTCAGATTTAACATTGGAAAAAATAGATGCCAAGAGATTTACAATGGCGGATATCGGTAATGTTGAGAAGAGATTAGAGAAACTAGAAGAAACAACAGCATTAAGTTTGATGGAAGTTGATACTAGAAATTTAGAGATAATAGATTCTTCTGGTGTGAATAGAACTAAGTCAGGTTTCTTAGTAGATAATTTTAAAGATCATTTCCAAGCAGATACAAGAACAATAGAATATAGAGCTTCAATAGATCCTCGAGGTAAGGTACTTCGTCCATCTTATATAGCTGATAATGTTAAGTTAATGTATGATTCTGCAACAACAGAATCTATAGTTTCTGGATCTTCAGGTGTTGTACAAAAAGGAGATAACATATATCTTCAACACTCACATGTACTACATACAAGTCAAGACCTAGCGACAACTGTAGAAAATGTAAATCCATTTGCAGTCATAACACACATAGGACACATGGAATTATCTCCTTCGTCAGATAACTGGTATGAATCAAAGAAAAAGGCAGCAAGAGTTTTAGATGGCGGTGTTAAGATAGACAAGACATTAGCTAATAACTGGAATAACTGGGAATGGAATTGGTCAGGAACAGAAGCTGCAGGATTATCTGCCAATCAACAATTATCAGAAAGAACTACAGAATCTACCGTAGGTAATCAATTAGTAACTTACAAACAGACAAATTTCGTGGCTTCAAACGAGGTTATTAGAACAGTTATTGGAACTAAATCAGTAGACCTAGCACTAATACCTTTTATGAGATCAAAGAAAGTATTCTTTAGAGCACAAGGTATGAAACCTAATTCAAGAGTATTTGCTTTCTTTAATGGTACACCTGTTGCTGATTGGGTTAGACCAGAAACAACTTTTAGTAGGTACGGAGATCTTTCAGAAGATTTCGGAAACTTATACAATAAAGCATCCGGACATCCTAATACTGCAGCTAATCTAACGACTACAGATTCAGGATCGATAATTGGATCTTTCTTTATACCAAATACTGATTCCTTAAAATTTAGAACAGGTGATGTTGAATTTAAATTATTAGATATCAGTGTAAACCAAGATAGTGTAGCAACATCAGGTGCTAGGGGTATGTTTACATCACGTGGAGTACTCGAAACATTCCAAGATACGGTACTTTCTACAAGAAATATTAAAATACAATCTTCAAATAGAGAAATTGGTAGAAGACAGATTTATAGTCCACGAGATGAAAGAGATTGGAATAGAAATCCGGGTACAGTAGTTGGAAATAGATTTAATACTCGCAGAGATGCAGATGGTACTAATTTCGGTACTTGGTCTTCTCCTGGAGGAAGCAGCCTTCCACAGAAAACTATAAAATGGAAAGATCCATTAGCACAAACATTCTTAATAGAAGATACTGCAGGTATATTCTTAACTAAGGTTGATATATTCTTTTCGGAAAAAGATGCAAATATTCCAGTTGCAGTTTCAATTCGACCTACACTAAATGGAGTTCCTACAAATCAAGATATGCCAGGAGCTATTAAATTCTTACCTCCTTCCGCAGTAAATGTTACAGCAGAAGGAAGTTCAATAGATACGGTACGTGCCGCTCCAACAACATTCGAATTTGAAGAACCAGTTTACTTAAGTCCGTATTCTGAATATGCAGTCGTTATATCTGCAGAAACTAATGGATATAAAGCTTACGTAGCAGAATCAGGTGAATTCGTAGTTAATTCTACAGAGAGAAGAGTTACTAAACAACCTTCTATGGGATCATTGTTCAAATCACAAAATGGTTCAACATGGACTGCTGATCAGAGTTCAGATCTCATGTTTAAATTACATAGAGCGGATTTTAGAAATGTTGGAACAGCAATGCTAGAAAATACAGATGTTGCACCAGTTCTTCTAGATACAGATCCAATATCAGTGACAAGCGGTTCTACTACATATACAGTATTCCAACCCGGTCATGGATTCATGGTAGGTGATGATGTTATACTTGGTGGAGTTACAGCTTCAGATTCTGCTAACTTCTTAAACAATGAAATTGGTGGAACCGGTAATTCAAGTGTCACTGGAGAAGGTATGAGATCCACTAGGACAATTACGAAAGTAGATTGGACTGGATTCCAATTTACAGGAGATAGTTCAGCATCAGGTACAGTATCAGGTGGTGGTAGTGCATTAAAATCACAACAGAACATGTTATTTGATCAGTTCATACCAAATATTGATAATATTACTCCACCTAAAACTGCTATATCTGGTGGTATTAAATTACATACAGGTAAATCTTTTGGAGGAGTTGGAGAGACAGCCTATACTATCGATACTTCGATGCAACCAATGGATATCAATAAACCTAATTTCCTATCGGCTCCAAGAGTTATAGCTTCTAGAACAAATGAATTAAAAGGATCTAATATTAATAGTTCAGGTAATCCAAATAAGAGATCTGCACTAGTAGAAATTGGTATGGGAACAAATGACTCTAAGGTTTCTCCAGTTATAGATTTACAGAGAACATCGCTGACAGTTATCAACAATATGATCGATAAGCAATCCTCATCATCTTCTTCAGATGGTTTTAGTATACCTATCAACTATAAAGCTGAAACGGATCCTACAAACGGAAGTTCTGCTTCGAAGCACATTACAAAAACAGTTAACTTAGCAGAAGATGCTGTAGGACTAAAGGTTCTGATATCTGCTAATCTTCCTGCTAACAGTTCGTTTGATGTATATCACAAAACTGCAGTAGATGATGTAGCTCTTTCGGATGTTTCATGGGTACTTGCGACGAGAGAAAATACAATTACAACAGATGATAACCCAAACGTATTTCGAGATCATACGTTCTTAATCGGCGGACAGAAAGGTACACTAGAACCATTCAAACAGTTTAAACTTAAGATTGTGTTCATAGGATATAATTCTTCTAAAGTACCGACAATAAGAGATCTCAGAGTTATAGCATT